AGGGGTTCGAGTCCCCTTAGCTCCACTATTATCGAAGCAGGTCACAGGCCTACGGTACACCTTCGGAATGGTTTTTCACCAACGTTTTCACCAAAGGTGTCTAGAATGGCTGGCCATGGCGTCCATTCGCAGTGACAACCGGCGTGACGGAACCACCGCCCACCGCGTCTACTTCCGGCACAGCGGGCAGCAGACCTGCATCACGTTCGAGGATCCGGACGCCGCCGAGGTGTTCAAGACCGCGGTCGATCAGCTCGGCGCTGATCGGGCACTTGCCCTGCATCGCATCGAGCGCAACCCGCGCGGCGCCGCGACGGCCACTACCGGCCCGGAGATGACGGTCGCGCAATGGGTCCGGCACCACATCGACCACTTGACCGGCGTCGAGCAGTACACCCTTGACGTCTACAACCGGTACCTGCGCAACGACATCGAGCCGATTCTGGGCACCGTCCCGCTCGCAACGCTGACCGAGGAAGATATCAGCGCGTGGGTGAAATGGATGGCCACGACGCCGAGCTCGAAAACCGGCCGCGTCGTCACACCCAAGACGCTGCGGAACAAATACGGCTTCCTGAGCGGTGCGCTCGGCGCGGCGGTCGGCAAGCACATCGGCGCCAACCCCGCGGCTGGCCGACGACTGCCGCGCACCACCGGTACCGCCACTGCGGTCGACGACGACGATGACGGCGACATGCGAATGCTGACCCGCGACGAGTTCGACCAGCTGCTGGCGGCGACGACCGAGCCCTGGCGCCCCCTGATGGAGTTCCTGGTCTACTCGGGGTGCCGATGGGGCGAGGCTGTGGCGCTCAAGCCACGTCACGTCGATCGCAAGGCCGGGGTGGTGCGAATCCGCCAGGCGTGGAAGAAGAGCAGCAAGGGCTACCAGATCGGCTCGACGAAGACGAAGCGTTCGCGCCGCGACATCAACGTGTCCTCCGACGTCCTGGATCAACTCGACTACAGCCATGAGTGGCTGTTCGTCAATCGCGAGGGTGGCCCGGTGCGTTACCAGGGATTTCGGCGACGCGTCTGGGACAAGGCTGTTGGGCGCGCGGAGCTCGTTGACCCCCAGCCCACACCGCACGACCTGCGACACACCTGCGCATCGTGGATGATCGCGGAGAATGTGCCGCTGACGGTCGTCTCCCGACACCTGGGCCACGAGAACATCCAGATCACGGCGGACCTGTACACCGACGTAGATCGGACGTCGTTCGCGGCGGCCGCCGCGGCCATCCGGCCGGCCCCGCGTCGGCCGGGTTAGTAGTTGCTGAACAGGGGCAAGTACTGCGGGCAGTAGTGCGCCGATGCGATGTAGATGGGGTCGATGACGCGCGAGACGCCCGGCTCGCCTCCCCAGGTATCGGCCACGACCTGCTCGACCGTCATGCCCTTATCGAAGTCGAAGCACACCATGCGGCCGAGCGTGATGGCCTCGTTGGCGTGCTGCGCACTGATCGAGAAGCCGTGGTTGCTGAGATCCTGAAGGTAGAGCTGGTCCTGGCTGGGCGCACTGGCCGGCACTGGGGCGGGCTCGGCCGTTGCGGCGATCGTGACCGGCGGCCGCTCAATCACCGTGACAGGGGGCGGCGCCGCGGCAACCGTAGCGGTGGTGGCCGTGGGCGGTGCGGGACTAGGGGGGAGTGCAGCGGCGCTCGGCGGGACTTCGTCGGCCTGACTTGAGGTTGGCCGTAGGTACGTCACGGCGGCGGCGCCGGCCAGGGCCGCCAAGGCGGTGGCCGCCATTATGGTTGCCGCCGCTATGCCGTGCCGGCGGGGCGCCTGGTACTCGATGACCGGCGGGAGCTCGGGCGCCAGCGACCACGCGAGGCGCGCCTCCGTCGGAGCCTCGACAGCTTCACCAGCCCTCGTTTCGTCCATGCCGGATGACCCTAACCCTCCTCCTGGTCGCTGCGAGGTTGCTTTCCGGAAACGGGTCTATTTCACCGGAAACGCACCGGCAGATGCGGCGTTAGCGTCCAACTAGGGGCATGTCCCGAAGTGAGGATGCCTTGGACGATGCCGACGAACTGGAGCAACTCCGCAGCGAATTCATCAGTCGGGTGCGTAGGCATCCGGTGCGACTGTGGTCGTCGGCTCTGTTGTCAGCCGTGATCGCGGTTATCGATCTCGGGGTTGGCGGAGTTGATGACTTCGAGGGTGATCGGGTCCACGACGGGCGGCGGCTGAGCGTCGTCCGCTGACTCGGCAGACTCGACCACTTCATCGAAGGTTCCAGCCCAGGCGCCCTCGTTCTCTTCGATGCGGAGAGCCATCTCGCGGACAAGGTCTTTGTCTCCGATCATTCGTGCCAGTTCGCGGGAACTCATGCCCACGGCCTCTTCAGATGTCAGGTATCCGGTCTTCACGAGCGCTTCCACAGGTGAAACCTTGAACGCGCGCGCGACGGCTATCACCGCGTCGGCCTCAATTTTTCCCTTGCCCACCTTCCTGTTGAAGGTGGACTGAGGGAACTTGATCGCCTCGGCGATCTTGCGGCGGGATGCGCCGTGCGTTACTGCCGTCAGCCACTCATCGTGCTTACTCATGTGAGCCAGTATGACTCATGAGTCAAATTGGGTCAAGTTCAGATATTCGCCACGACCTGCATGTTTCAACAAGTTCCGCGCGCCCCCTTGACTGCACTGAGTCACGTGTGCCAATCTGGGTCACGTGAGCCAATCTGAATCAGTCAAGCGGGAAGGGACTCACGCCGGGATGCACACATACCGACTTCGCCCTCAGGTCATTGACCGGGCACGAGACCGACACAACTGCTCATCCGATGAACAGCTCGCTGTGAAACTCGGCATGGCGTCGGGCACCTTGGCCCGGATTCGCCGTGGAGACAACCCGTCGTTCGTGACGGCGATCCGGCTACTCGAAGCCGCCGACATGCCGCTCTCCGGCATTCAGCGCATCCCGGCCGCCGACACCCGCCAGTCCGCATAGAAAAGCCCCCGCCGTGCTGGGCGGGGGCGACCCGACAACGAGTAAGGAGACTCAGATGTCAGAGCTTGAGCCTATCAACCATTCGATCCCTGGCGGAGACGTCGGCAGCTTCGCGCACGTACAAGCGTCGTTCCACCTGGAGCGGATCCCCAATTGCGCAGGTGTCACCGTCAACAGCCTCGGCATCCGTCTCTACCTGGGTGACCTGGCGGTGACCATGCAGCCGGACGTTTGGCGGCCGATCATCGCCGCACTCAATGCGGCACTGGCCGAAGTCGACGGTACTCAGCCAGTCAGCATCCCCGACAACCTCGACGCCCTCATGGCTGCTATCGAGGACGCCGAAGTGCTGGACGGTGCGCTGTGAGCGCCGAGGAGTTCGCCGCGATCGAGCGCGCAACCCCCATCGTCCAGGTCGCTGATGGCGTCGCGACCACGACGTCAATGCGGATCGCCAACGGCACCGACACCGAACACCGCGCAGTGCTGCAACTCATCCGGGACAACCTGGCCGACTTTGAAGAGTTCGGAGGGGTCGCATTTGAGATGCAACCCTTCGACACCGCCGGCGGAACACAGCAGCGCGCCGTCGCGATCCTCAACGAGGAGCACGCAACCCTTCTGCTGACCTACATGCGCAACAACGCGATCGTGAAGGACTTCAAGAAACGGTTGGTACGCGAGTTTGGGGAACTCCGTCGCCGCGCCGCCGCCACGCCTGCGCTCACCGGCCCTGAGTTGATGGCCGCGGGCTACGTCGAGGCCATGAAGCAGCTGGAGCAGCGCGAAGCGCGCATTCACCAGCTCGAATCCAAGGTAACCACCGATGCCCCGAAGGTGACCTACGTCGACACCTACGTCACGGACGCTGACCTACTCAGCTTCTCCACCGTCGCGTCCACGAACAACATCAAAGAGTCGTGGCTGCGTGACCTGCTGATCGCACGCGACTGGATCTACTGCCAATCGGATTCGCGGTGGTCAGAGAAGCAGGGCAAGAAGGTTGTCCGCAATCGGTACAGCGAGAAGGCAGACAAGAAGCGGTACTTCCGCCGCGTCGAAGTGCACGAGGCCCCGCGGTTCCGCGGGTCCGAGGTAATGCACACCCTCAAGATCACGCCGGCTGGAGCTGAGGCGGTCGCCAGGTTGATCGCGCGGGAGGTCGCTGCGTGAAGACGTACAGCCTCGCTGAGGTCGCCTCGATAGCACTGCCGGAGGAGTGGACGGACGGCGTCCGGTGGCTTGCGCGTCGGCTGAACCGCGGTGAGATCCGTGGGTACCGCGTCGGTCGCGTCTGGCGGATGACGCAGGAGCACCTGGACTGGCTCCTTGAGCACTTCAGCAATGACACGCAGGCGCTCAAGGTCGCCCCCGGGTCGCCCAAGCTGCTCCCTGGCCCAATCGCGGTAGTCGACGGCCTATCGCCGCGAGGCCGCGCGCGGCGCCGGAGTTCGGATGCCGCCCTTCCTGATCGGAGATTCGCATGAGCCCGCACGACTTCCTGGTTGTGGCCACCGGACTGTTGATCTTCTGCGGCATCACCGGCCTGATGCTGGTGAGCCGACCCGCGCACGGACGTCATCGTCGGGGTTGGTTGTCGAATCTGGTGACTGCGGTGAAGCGGTACTACGGGTTCGGGGTGCCTGTGCCGCCGCGTGTCTCGGTGTTGCCTCGCTGCGCCTCGGATGATTGGCACGCTGACCCGCCCACTGTCGAGCTGCCGGTGGTGCCGTCGCCGAACTGGTCGGTGATCGCCGACGGTAAGCGGGTTCGACTGTCTGAGTGGGTGGATCAACCGCAACGTACCGCCGCACAAGACGCGATCCGAGGCCACTACGAGCTGGGGTCCCCAATCTTCGCTGAGTTGGCTAAACCCCTCGGGTTCGACCCGGTGCGTGGCTTCGATGCACTGTTCGCGGATGCGCTGGTGGCGGCATGACGTACCCCGACCTCCTGACCATCGCCTCACAGGTGTGCGAGATCGACCGGCTGCGGCTGGCGAAGGAGCACGCCGAAAGCCGTGTCTTCGAGCTGACCATCGAGAACGCCCAACTCGAGCAGCGGATCGCTGAACTCGAGGACGAACTGGGCCGCTCCGAAGACAAGCGGTACCAGCCATGAGCGCACTCGCCGACTTCTGGCGTGCCACCCTCGTCGACCTGGACCGCCAACACACCCGACCGCTCGCGCCCATCCGTGAGATCGACGCCTACCGACGCGAGATCAAACGCGCACTACACCAGGAGAGCCGATGAGCATGTTCGACAAGCTGTCTCGACTATTCGGCCTGCATCCGGCGCTTGGACTGCATGACCTGGATTTGCCGGATGAGCCAGTGTCGTGGCCTCCGAACCTCAAAGACCGGCCGGCCGCAGTGTGCGGGGAAGCCAGTGCGGCCGGCCACCCAAACGAGATCCGGGAGCTACTCGAAACCGCCGACGACATCCTCCGCGACGAACTCCACGAAATCACCCTGCAAATGGCGGCCATCGTCAAGGGCACCAACGACATCGTTCAAGCCGCGAGCAAGGTTATCGACCGCATCAATGCCCTCGACCCGACACCCGTCGGGCTCGTCCGTACCAAGCGCAGATAGAAGAGTGCCCCGCCGTCGCGGGAACGACGACGGGGCGACGGCACCAACCAAACCTAGAAGGGAAACAGCAAGTGCCAACACACAATCCTACCGGCAACCTCAAGTACGCCCTAGCCGACGAAACGAAGCACGTCTGCGGGGTGAAGCTGCACCGCATACGTGCGCTGCGCGACATCCCACGCCATGGCGTGAAGTCGGGAGACCTCGGTGGATGGATTGAGATGCCCGAGAACCTGTCTCAGGACGGTGATTGTTGGGTGTGGGGCAACGCCCGCGTGTGGGGCAACGCCCGCGTGTGGGACAACGCCAGCGTGGGGGGCAACGCCAGCGTGTGGGGCAACGCCAGCGTGGGGGACAACGCCAGCGTGTGGGGCAACGCCCGCGTGTGGGACAACGCCAGCGTGGGGGGCAACGCCCGCGTGTGGGACAACGCCAGCGTGTGGGGCAACGCCCGCGTGTGGGGCAACGCCCGCGTGTGGGACAACGCCAGCGTGGGGGGCAACGCCCGCGTGTGGGACAACGCCAGCGTGTGGGGCAACGCCCGCGTGTGGGACAACGCCAGCGTGGGGGGCAACGCCCGCGTGTGGGACAACGCCAGCGTGGGGGACAACGCCAGCGTGTGGGGCAACGCCCGCGTGTGGGACAACGCCCGCGTGGGGGGCAACGCCCGCGTGTTGGACAACGCCCGCGTTCAACGAGCCCAGCACTACCTCACCATCGGCCCAGTCGGCTCCGAAGGCATCACCGTCACCATCTACCGCACCGAAGACGGTCACCGCGTCCACGCCGGCTGCTGGCAAGGCGACCTCGACGGGCTGAAAGCCGAGGTGAAGCGCCGCCGAACTGAGGTGTGGGACGGCCGCAGTAAGGCGGACATCGGCCGGTGGAAAGCCCAGTACAAGCACATCATCGCGCTCGGTGTGGATATGTCCGCGTCGTGGGACGCCGAACGGCAGGCAGCCAACGCTGAGGCGGTGTCGGCATGATCGAGATCAAGACTGTTGCTGGCAAGGTGCTGTACACCGCGGCGTCGGCGTCTGATGTGCGTGCGGCGCTGGTGGAGGCCGTGAAGGGGCGCGCGTACCTGGGCGGCGCGTACCTGCGCGGCGCGAACCTGCGCGACGCGGACCTGCGCGACGCGAACCTGCGCGGCGCGGACCTGGGCGGCGCGTACCTGCGCGGCGCGGACCTGCGCGACGCGTACCTGGGCGGCGCGTACCTGCGCGACGCGGACCTGCGCGACGCGTACCTGGGCGGCGCGTACCTGCGCGGCGCGTACCTGCGCGGCGCGGACCTGGGCGGCGCGTACCTGCGCGGCGCGGACCTGCGCGACGCGTACCTGCGCGACGCGAACCTGGGCGCCGCGAAGAACGCCGAAACCGCCATCGCGCAGACCATCGTCTGCCCCAAAGGCGACGTCATCGGCTGGAAGAACTGCCAGGGCGGCCGCATCGTAAAGCTGCGCATCCCAGCTGACGCCGCACGCTCCAACGCATCCGGCCGGAAGTGCCGCGCCGAACGTGCTGAGGTACTTGCCATCTACGCCAAGGACGGGACTGACGCTGACCGCGCGGTGAGCCGACACGATCCGGATTTCGCCTACCGCGTGGGTGAGACCGTCACGCCGACTGAGCCGTTCGACACCGACCGGTGGAATGAGTGTGCGGCCGGCATCCACTTCTACATCACGCGCGAGGAAGCCGAGGCGCACCTGTGACGCCGCGTAATCCGTGGCGGCGGTCCACGTTCCGCAATGTGATCCATCCGCTCTTGTGGTGGTTCCTGTTCCTGGTGGTGATGGTGGTTTCGGTTGAGGTGTTGATTGAGCGTTCTGACTCCCTGGTTGATGTTGTGCAGGTGGAGCAGCCAGCAGGGTGGCTGATCGTATGAGCAGTCAGCAGGTTGCCGCTGCTCGCCGAGAAATCGTCGTGCGTCTCACCCTCGATGGACACTCACGGGCCGTGATCGCAGAAAAGGCAGGCATCACATCTGCTCGTGTGTCGCAGATCCGCCGCGCGTCCGGTGTGTATCCGCCGAGTCTGACGATGCAGGAGCGGTTCGACGCGTTCGATGACGCGTTGGCGAATGGGATGACGCCTCGGCAGGCGCTCGATGATGCGGGCTGGTCGAATCGTGATTCGGCGATGCGTGCCTACCAACGCGCAGGCCGGGCAACGCCGGATGTGCTTCGGAGGGACCGCGCATGACCGACTATGCCGCCGACCCGGACCTCGACCGTGTTGCGGATATCGCCGCTGGACTCCATGAGCGCCTGGTCGATGATCCGGGGCGACTGTTCGATGAGCTGGTCAACTTGTGGGCTAGCCATCCCGCGAAGGCAGCGCAGGTCACCATGTGTCTGGTTGCTTGGTTCGACCCGGATGCGACGTGCTCGCAACTGTGGCATCGCGTGGAATTGACCGTGAAGCAGCGTGCCGCATGAAAGACACTCGCCTGCTTCAGATCCGGCGCCTTGCAGCTGAGGCCGATCAGATCACCGTCGAGATTCGTGATGAAACCGAACGTGACACACCAGAAGGCCGGGGCATGGACATGGTTCACACCTATCTGCAATGGGTGATCGCCCGCACCACAGCCTTGGGGGAACTGTGAGCCTGTCCATCAGTAAGCCCGCCTACGACCTTGCGGCGCGTGTCCTTGGCCCCACCGCTGAAACCTGGCTGAACACGGAACGCCTCGGTCTCGGTGACGCCCCGGACGTTCCGACGACGGCACGGAAGGTTCTCCAGTCGGGTTGCCCGGCGTGCATCGACACCGTCATCAAAGCCCTCGAACAGATTGAAAAGGATTCCCAGTGAACGACACCATGCGTGAAGCAGCTGCCAGAGCAGTCGTGTATCAGATCGTTGAGCAGGCCGCGAAGGCCCGCAAGGACGAAGCGAAAGCGGAACTGGCGGGACTGGAACCAGGCGATGGGATCTCGGCGCGCATCAACGGTGTAGCGGTCGGTAAGGCCACGATGACGGCGGGCCGGCAGAAACTCACGGTCACTGACTCGCAGGCCTTGGTGGATTGGGTGAGGCGGAATCATCCCACCGAAATCGTGGAGTCGGTGAACCCGGCCTACATGAAAGCCCTGGAAGCCACCGCTAAGAGTCTTGGTGCGGTGATTGACGATCAGGGGGAAGTGGTTCCTGGTGTGGAAGTCACTGTCGGGGAGCCGTTCGTGTCGGTGCGTAAGGACAAGGACGCCAACGGGTTGGTGGCGGAATTGCTCACGTCGGGCCGGGTGTCACTTGACGGGTTGAAGGCAATCGAGGCAGCCCAATGATCCGTACGCGTAAGCCGACTGGTATCCCGCCGTGGCCTTTGGTGTTGATCGAAGGCCCAGAGAAAAGCGGGAAATCCTTCGCTGCCGCCCAGTTCACGGCCTCGGACAAGATCGGCCAAGCCTACTGGATTGACCTCGGCGAAGGCGCCGCGGACGAGTACGCGGCGATCCACGGCGCTGACTATCTGGTGGTGGATCACGACGGAACCTGGCAGGACATCATCAGCCAGGTCGAAGAGATCCACACTGCCGCAGCCGATGCGGACAAGCCGGTGGTGCTGGTCATCGACTCCATGACCGCGGAGTGGGAGATGCTCAAGGATTGGGCGTCGAAGCGAGCGCGGGAGTCGAAGTTCGCGAAAGCGAAACTGCGGGAAGACGTCAACGCCGAGATCAAGCCGTCGATGAACTTGTGGAACGATGCAGGGGATCGGCATCAGAAGTTGATGCGTCTGCTGATGACGTTCCCCGGCATCGTCGTAGTCACTGCTCGGGGGAAGGACGTCGCGGCTCTCGACAAGGACGGCAAGCCGATCCCGAACACGAAGGACTATCGGGTCGAGGGGCACAAGACACTCCCGTACGACGCCTCCGTGTGGGTCAGATTGTCACGTGACGAACCGCCCACGGTGGTCGGGTGTAGGTCGGTGCATTCCGGTATCCGGCCCGGTGTGGATTCTCCGCTGCGGTATCCGGAGTTCAGCTTGGAGCACCTGATTTTCGAGGTGCTCAAGATCGATGTGGCGGCTACTCAGGCACGTGAGGTGACGGAGCTTGTGTCGGATGAGAAGCATCTCGCCGATGAGGCTCGATCTGAGCTGTTGGCCTGGTGCCAGTCCAACCAGGTTGACCCGAAGCAGGTTGCTGCCCGGTTCCTGGAATCGCAGGGCGAAGAGTTGCGGGCCACGTTGGACCCGTCGGCGGTACGGAACCTGCTGCAAGCCTTGCAGGCCGAACAGTTGGAGAAGGCGTCGTGACGGGCTTCTCGAAGCGGGTCCGGGAGATCATCACCGAACGTGCTGGCGGGTCGTGTGAGCGGTGCGGTCGGCGAACCTGGGACATGCAGATCCATCATCGTCGACCGCGGGGTGCTGGTGGCTCCCGCCGCCCGGAGACGAACCAGGCCGCAAATGGGGTTCTGTTGGATGGGGACTGTCACAGGTGGATCGAATCGAACCGTACCGCTGCCCTGTCTGATGGCTGGCTTGTAGCCCAGTGTGATACCCCAGCAACCGTTCCCGTATTCCGTCGTGGGGTTTACGTGTGGTTGAACGATGACGGCTCGATCACCCATGTGCGGCCCGATGAACCGTTGGACATCACAGAGAAGTTGACCATCCTCCGCGCCTACACGGATGCGGGGAGGCCGGCGGATGGCTAGCCCGTTGGCGTGGTTGTCGGACAAGGACGACCGGCGCGTGAAAGCCGGGTTGGAGCACAAGTGCCCGACGTGTCATGCCCGTGTTGGGCGTGAGTGTGGTTGGTGGCGTGGGAAGCCGGAACGGTTCACGCCCCTGAAGACCGGGGTCATCCACATGATTCGGATACCCGAAGAAATTCTATTCAGGAGGTCAGCATGAGTGCATACCCGAACGTCATTCACGTCTACCAAGACAAGGCAGGGTTTTGGCGGTGGCGGATGAAGTCCCGCAACGGATTGATCGTTGCCGATTCAGGGCAGTCGTATCGGTCTGAGCGGCATGCACGTCGGGCGGCTGTAGCGGTGGCTGAACGCCCGATCGAGGTGGCGCCGTGAGCGCCGCTGATGCCGCCGTGTTCGCCATCGTCATTGCCCTTACCGCGTTTGGCGTGTTCGCCCTAGTGATGGACGGACGCCAATGACCTTGAAGTGGACTATGGGTGAGGGTCAGGTGCTGACTGCTGTTGGTTTGCACGGCAAGTACACAGTCACTCCCGCCAACAATGCGTGGTGGCTCAAGGGCGTCGGCCACGACGGACTGTTGATGATCGCCCTACCCGTTCGCGGCAAACCGTTTCTGACGCAGGCCGCTGCACGGGTTGAAGCGCAACGCCTCGACAACGCGCGGGTCGTCGAAGCCGAACTGAGCGGCTGCTGATGACTGACATGGTGAACCACCCGCCGCATTACACCTCGCATCCCAGCGGCATCGAGTGCATCGACATCACACGCCGGTGCGGGTTCTCGATGGGCAATGCGGTCAAGTACATCTGGCGGGCATGGGATAAGGGCGCGCTGAACACCGACCTGGACAAGGCGCGGTTCTACCTGCGCGACAACATCGCTCACGGGTCCGCCGCGCACCCGCCCTACAACGCAGGCAAGTTGCTGCTTGAGGCGGCGTCCTACGACGCCAACCCGGACCGCTCACAGTTGCTCTATCTAATCGCCCACGGGCAGCTCGACAACGTTATCCGCCGGATTGACGTGCTCATCGGGGAGGTGAGGGCGAGTGAACACGACTGATGACGGTCAGCCCGTCGGTGAGGACGTTCCTGTGGGATTCCAACTGATGGGTACTGCGCACCTTGGCAATCCCGTGTCGTCGATGTTGGCGGCCGCAGACCTGATCACGGCCCGCACGTTGGCTGTTGAGGAGATCCGGTCCTTGCATGTTCCGACCGACCCCGACGAACTGGGCTTGTTCAAGGACTGCTGCCAAGCGTGCAGTATCCGCGGTGCTGGGCTGGCTGTGCAGTATCCGTGCCCGACCATCCGCATCCTCGAAAGGCGCGGGCTCACATGACCGCAGTGTCGAAACCCAAGGGCAAGCCGGTGTTCGGATGAGTAAGGGAGACAACGTGGATGACCTGATCGAGCAGATGGCAGCGGCGATGCGTGAGGCCGAGGCCGCACCATTCGCGCCGTACGAGAAGCTGGCCCGTGCTGCTCTTGACGCACTCAAGGCCGGGGGCTGGGAAGTGGTGAAGCTGCCAGGGGCGAGCTATACCCATACCGACTCCGACCTTTCTTGTGAGCGTGGCCTGGAATGGGACACGGCATCGGGGCCACTCCGGGCGTTCGAGGATGGGCATGTTGAGTGGGATGGTGATCGCTCATCGGTAGATGAGTTCCGCCGCACCGCCGCCGCCTTTCTCGCCGCCGCTAAAGCAGCCGAGGGGGCGAAGTGACTGATCGACATGTAGATGACATCCTGGCCGACTTTCGGGAACTACCACTGCCGCAACAGATGCGGGAAGCAGAGGAAGTCATCAACAGGGTTCTCGCCCGCGGCGGAGAGAACATCCATTCCCACACTGAGGGATATCTGCAATCAGCGAGATATTACCTAACCCAGCAGGCAAAACCCTGGGAGGCCGAGGAGCGCGCCAAGGCTGACGCGGTGGTCGAAGACCTCGCCAGGTGGCTGTCCATCCACATCGGCACCTGGCCTGAAGACGAGTGGAACCTTCGCGCCAAGCCGAACTACTGGCACGACAAGGCACGTGAACTTATGGAAGCCGGTTGGCGTAAAGGCGGTTCCGATGAGTGACTGGGTTGATGAATTGCTTCCTGGCGAAGGAACGGCGATTCCGAGCGACGCTGAGCGCTTGAAAGCTGATGAGTTGATAGGGGGCGAGATCCCGCGCCGGCGAGACGATTACCTGCGGGGCAGCTCGTACTCGGTGCCGACGAACCGTGCATTCCTGCGCGCTCAGATCAGACGGTGGTGGCGTCGTGGCGACTGATTTCACTGCCCGAATCACCGAGATACTCCGGGAGTACGCGTATCCGGCAGCGCCAACCCATGTTGCCAATCTGATCGCCCAGGCGGCTGAGGAGCACTACCGGCCACGCATCGAAACAGTCGAACAACTCGACGCGCTACCATTCCTGGCCATCATCCGCGAGACCAACGCCCAGCGTCCCAGTGACATTGACTACGGGGCGGTATGGGAACGCCGTGCGAGCGGCTGGAAATGCATCGCGGGCGTGGGCGGTGAGTTCGCGGCCCAACCGCAACTTGGCTGTGTCGTGCTGTGGTCACCAGGAGCGGGCGAATGAGTGACACCCGAGCGGTTTTCACGGTGACCATCAACGACTATGACCCCGACGTGGTGAAGGTTCTTCGTCATGTCGTTTGGGGACTGGAGAACGTCCGCTGTATCCAGGTTGAGGAGGTGGGCGAATGAGTGACCCCGCTGTTGAGGCCGCACAACGGCACGCCGACACGCTGCCCTACGGGGCAAAGGGCCGTTTGCGCGGCGATGACCTAATCGCCGCTGCCCGTGAAGCACTCAAGCCGGTACGGGCAGTGGTCGAAGAATGGCGCGACCAGATGCCCCTGGCGCTCTGGGAAGAACTCGCGACACGCATCTACACCACCGAGGAGTTGAACCGTGACCGATGACCTGATCGCCCGCGCCAAGGCGGCACTGGACGATACGAACTGCACCGACGCCATGCAGGACTTCTTTCGAGTGGGAGATGTGCGTGAGCTGCTGGCCGAGGTCGAGCGCCTGAGGGCTGCGCTCGAAGGGTTGGCAGATGACCTGGCTGCACACAATCAGACCACCCCGGACGATGATGATCACGAAATCATCTGCGATGTCGAATCAACCATCGCCTGGCGTATCCGGGCTGTGCTGCGGGGTGACCAGTGAGCGCCGAGATCGAATGCCACCACTGCCGGGAAGTGATCAGGCCCAACCAGACCGGCGGCTGGTATCACATCGAAACCCGAGCGCACGCGTCTGGCCAGCGCTGCTTTCTGTACGCAGAGCCCGCCGGCTGGAATCCCGCATGGGGCAGTCCCTACGACGTTGTGGGGGACGTGTGAGCACCACGACCAGCATCGAGTGGACCGAGGCCACCTGGAATCCGGTTACCGGTTGTACGAAGTTGAGCCCGGCGAGCCCAGGGTGCCAGAACTGTTACGCGGCGACGTTCGCCGAAAGATGGCGCGGCACGCCTGGGCACTACTTCGAGCACGGATTCGACGTGCAACTGCGGCCCGACAAGCTAGACCTGCCCTTGCGGTGGCGCCGGCCGCGGCGGATCTTCGTCAACTCGATGAGCGACCTGTTCCACGACAGCGTGCCCGATACCTACATCGCCCAGGTGTTCGGCGTGATGGCGCTGGCCCCGCGGCACACCTTCCAAGTGCTCACCAAACGGCACGCCCGGATGCGGTCACTGCTGCGAGACGACCTGTACGACCTGATGGTCCGCCAGCTCGCGGCCGAGGACAGCGAGATCTACGACGCGTTCACCAATCGGGCAGCCCTGCAACCAGATCGCCGAATCACATGGCCGCTGCCGAACGTGTGGCTGGGCGTCAGCACCGAAACCCAGCAGTGGGCCGACATCCGCATCCCCGCGCTGCTCGACACCCCGGCGGCCGTGCGGTGGATCAGCGCGGAGCCGCTACTCGGGCCCATCAACCTGTCCAGGTGGCTGCCCGTGGGCAGCGGCGAGTTCGGTGATCACGTCCCTGGCCAGGTCGCGTTTGATGATCAACAGGTCGGACAGTCCACCCAGCACGATCTGGACATCACGGACGCGCGATACCTGCCACGACCCGATGGGCTTCCAGCCGTGGCGGGTAGTGCGATTGTGATCCCATCGGATACGGCCGCCGCGCATGGTCAATGCCAGCCAATCGATCAGCTCGGCGGTGGTGCTGTAGATCGAAACGACCGCGGAGCGTTGCTGGCCGGCTCGTCGCTTCCACTGGATATTGCCCTCCCCATCGAGGAGTCCAGCGATATACCCGAGCGCAGCCGGTTCGGTGGGCATTTGGACGATGGCCGGGCGCAGCCCTTGACCGCACCGGCGCACGACACCGGCGCCAATGACTCGCCGTCGGACGGTTTCGCGGGGAACCCCGAAGCGCTCGGAGACCTGGGCGACGGAGAGTCCGCCCACGTAGGCGGCAACAATGTCGGCGGAATCAGCACGGGTGTTCGTCACCTACTCGAAACTACCCGAACACCCACTTTGGACTGGATTGTCTGCGGCGGCGAGTCCGGCCACGGCGCCCGACCCATGCACCCCGACTGGGCGCGGTCACTACGCGACCAATGCACCACCGCCGGCGTGCCGTTCTACTTCAAGCAATGGGGTGAGCACGTCGAAGCTATTGACCCTGTGCCCTCCGATAGATGGCTCACCGGCGAAGGGACCAGGCACGACGAGCCATGGAACCCCGATCAGGTCGGGGCGCCGGCGGGTAAGTGGTCGCCGTATCCGGACGTGGTGATGCGCCGCGTCGGCAAACGGGCCGCCGGGCGCCAGCTCGACGGTGAAACATGGGACCAATACCCCGAGGCGGTGGCGTGATGTCGCTGCCTGAGATCACCCCGTTGAGTCATCGTCGGGCGGTCAGGTTCTTTTGGTCGGTCCCCCGGCGGAAGTTGATCGAGGACAGGAACGAAGGGAGGGCGGTCTAAGTGGCCTGGTTTTACGTCGATGACGGCTTCAGCGACTCCAAGCCGGTGATGGACATTCCCGACCGGCACCGACTCGCCGCATGCGGACTATGGGTCCTCGCTGGGTCATGGTCGGCCAAGGAGGAACTCGACGGTTTCGTGCCCGATTCGAAGCTCCGTCAGATCGGCGCGCGGCCCCCAATCATCGCCGCACTGACCAAGCCGGGGCCGATGTCTGCACCACTTTGTGCCGAAGTTTCGGGTGGAATTCAGTTCAATTCGTGGGAGAAGTGGCAGCCAACTAGGGCCGAACTTGAAGCGGAACGCATCGAAAACGCGCGCAAAAGAGAAGCAGATGCGGAGCGGAAACGTGCCGAAAGATTGGCGAAAGAGGGTGCGGTTGCGGCCCCGTCGCGCCGTCGCCGGAAGGGCAGAACCGCTGTCACCAGCGCAGATCTTGAGGCTGCGTCAGAGTCTCCGCTTGCCGCGTCCGAGTTGTGTCCGGATGGACACAGTGCGGATGTCCAATGTGACTCGCGGGCGCGCGCGGGCGCGCGCCTGGACCCGACCCGACCCGACCCGACCCGACCCTCTTTATCTGTAGAGACTTCAGGAGTGTGTGTCACGTCAGGTGACGCGCACGAAGCCACACACACCGACCACGCTCCGCCGAGATTCTGCGCCGCACACCCAAGCGGCACACGTGACCGCTGCGGCGACTGCGCCAACGCCCGAACCGCATTCGACACATGGCAGGCCGAGCAATCCCGACGAATCATCGCCGCCGACACAGCCGCCGAGACCGCCCGGCGTCGCCGCCGCGAACTCATCGACGCCTGCCCGCGCTGCGACGACTTCGGCCGACTTGATGACCTCAGCGAGTGCAACCACCAGGAGGCCCAACATGCGTGATTGGTCCGCTACCCGTGTCCGTGCCGATGCCCTCACCGTGGATTGCCCTGACTGTCACGCACCGGCGGGCGAGGGATGCCGGACCGCCCACGGCCCGTTGATGGCGTTCCCGGCGCACACGAAACGCATGCGCATACCCCAGAACCGAACCGTAGAGACCGATGGGAGTGGCGAGTGACGAACACGGACATGCTCATCGCCGTTGTGGCGCAGACGAAGAATGGGGCCGTACAACTGGCCCGGGAGCTAGGCCTCGACCCGCGGTACGCCTTTGGCGCGCGGTGTTCGGATTCGATGGAAGGACTCCGTGTCGACCGCGTGATCATCGACGCCGAGGCCGACATTCCCGAGCGCATGATGCACACCATCCGGTGCCTGCTTGCGATGTCCCCGCGACGGAGGAGCCAGTGACCCAGACCCAGTGCCTGCGCTGCGAAGCTCAAGCCCAGCAGTTCCTCTGCCGGGACTGCACGCGACAGACGCGCGCGACGCTACGCGGCCTGCCGCGGCTGCTGCGTCACCTCGCCGAGGCGGCCGTGGGCCAGACGCGCCTGGGCGACATCGGCCGGCACACGCCGTACCGCAGCCGCCACGAACTCGATGGCGAGTCGGACCTGGCCAGCCACATCGAACCCCTGCCCGATGGCGAATCGGACCTGTACGAGGCCAGGCGGGCACGGGAACGCGCTGCGCTGCGCAAGCTCCTGGCCGCCGGCGGCGTCAACGAGCGCGCAAGCACGCTCCACAGCGACATCGTCAACATGCTGACCACCTGGATTCGCGACATCTGCGAGGCACGCGGCGTGGATGCCCCGAGCCTGGACGCCGCCGACCCGGCCGGCCTATGCGCGTGGCTCAGTCGCCACACCGACGCCATCGCCAACCACCCGGCCGCCGATGAGTTCTGCGACGAGCTCAACCAGCGTGTAGGCCAGACGCTGCGCATCATCAACCGGCCGCAGACGCACATGTACTGCGGCCTATGCCCGGCTGAACTCACCGACAACTACGGCACGCGCATCTGCAACCGTGAGCTGATGGCACCCCGTGGCGCGAGTGAGGTCCAGTGCCCGGCATGCAAGACCACCCACAGTGTCGATGAGCTCTGCGAGCGGAAGATTGAGACCGTCAACGACGAGCCGTTCACCATCGAGGAGTTGGTCGACACAGTTCTGCCGATGATCGTGCGCGAGTACATCCCATCACGAACCCTGCAACACTGGGCCGCAACCGGAAAGCTCGTACCAACTGGCTACGACAACAAGGGCAACCCGCGGTTTCTGCTCAGCGACGTGCGGAAGCTGCGCGAGGGGCGCACATGCTCGGCCGAGGGCTGTGGCCGCAAGCATCACAGCAATGGGCTATGCGACACGCACCGCAAGAGGCGCGAAAGAGTGGTAACCACGTGAGCTGTCCCGTACTCTTGCGTCCAGATGGGCGCCTTTGTGCGCCCTTTTTTCGTTCGGAGGGGACGAAACATGGCGACTGAGCGAAGCTACAGCGAGTACGCCGTCGAGATCGACGGGTATGGATTCGCGTGCGGCGTCAGCCGGCCGCCGTTCATGCTGTCTGTCTGCGACACACCTGAGGCTATGGACACCATTGGTGAGGCTGACCGGATCACCGAGAGGGTCGTGAGCGCCTACCAGACGCTCGGGATTGACGTGAGCGGCAGGGTATTCCGCCGCGAACGCATCGTGACCGTGACGACCGGCGACTGGCAGTAGAGGCGATGGCCCGGTCTCCAGAGTGGGCTGCGGCGTACGACGCGCTGGATTCGGCGGTCCAGGGGCTGCATCGATTGATCGAATCCGACGACCCCGAGCCGCCGGCTGTCGCGACGACTACGTGCTGGTAGTCGGGGCGATGTACATCCAAGACGGCGGCCGCAATGGCGTGGTCGAGATCTTCCCGGCGCACGGCATGCAGCCCGGCTACATCACCACCGGACTGGTCGAGACCGCCCGACACTTGCTCAATCGCGATCGACGCGACGACGACTGATGCCATGGGACCGGCGCACTGCCAGCAGCGCCATCACGTCAACCTGGGCATGGCGCAAGTTCCGCCTCGACATCCTCGACCGCGACGGCTGGCGCTGCCAGGAACGCGGGCCAAACTGCATTGGACGCGCCGACCAGGTCGACCATCCTGAGAACGTGGCCGCCGGCGGCGCACACCTAGACCCGGACAACGCCCGCGCCATATGCGGGCCGTGTCACGAACCTAAGACGCAGGTCGAAGCTAGCCGCGGACGCACCGCATGGCAACGGCCAGCCGAGCGTCATCCAGGCCTGCGCGCCTGACCGGCTGCAAATCCGCAGGTCAGAGGGGCAGGGGGGTAGCCCCTCCCGCCCCATCCGCCGCAGCCGGAGCGTTCTGTGGCTCGGGTTCGCTACGGGTCTGGGCTTTTCAGGGTCTCGGCCGCAATAGTTTTCACGAAACCCTCTTGAGCTGGCGTTATGCCGAAAGGGGATAGCCGCTATGGCTGGAAATGGTCCAGCGCCGCAGTCGCGACGCGCCCGCACCAACAAAGACCCGATCCCGATGAAGGTGATAACGGCGGAGCCGGCCAAGCAGCCGGAGTTGCCGGAGGAGTTCATTGTTCGCTATCGCGACAAGGAAGGCATCCTCCACGTCGAGGGCCGCTCTTGGCCGGCCCGCACTCGCGAGTGGTGGCAGATGTGGGCCGACTCGCCGCTGTCGAACGACTTCACGACGACCGACTGGTCGGAGCTGCTGGACACAGCTCGTTTACACGCTGAGTACTGGTCAGGCGACCTCAAGGTCGCCGGCGAACTCCGGCTCCGTGTCGCGAAGTTCGGCGCCACGCCGGAGGATCGTGCACGGCTGCGAATCCAGTTCGCCGCGGCCGACGAGGCCGAGAAGAAGTCCGCCAAGCCTCAGCCGTCAGCCCGCGCTCGCCGCGGCCCGCTCAAAGCGGTCTAGTTGCCCTGGAAGCCATCTGAGCCGGGCGAAGTCCCGACACTTGGCTACTACGTCCTTGACTGGATAACCGAGAATCTCGCGACACCTGGCCGCGATGAGCATGAGCCATTCATTCCCTACCGGGAGCAAGAGGATTTCATCCTCCGTTGGTACGAGATTGATCCCGAGACAGGGCGATTCCGATACCACCGCGGCCTACTTGGACGTCCACGCGGCTGGGGTAAGTCTCCACTGCTCGGCGCCTTGGCGGTCGTCGAAGGTCTCGCGGATGTCGTTCCAGATGGCTGGGATTCGGCCGGCCAGCCCGTAGGGAAACCCTGGCGGTCGATCAAGACCCCGCTGGTGCATATCGCTGCGGTGTCTGAGGAGCAGACTCGCAACACGTGGCAGCCGCTACTGGAGATGGTCCGCAACGGGCCTGTCCTGGACGCATATCCGGGCCTTGACCCGCTGGATACGGTGGTCTTCCTGCCGCGCGGCGAGATTCGGCAGATCACGACATCGGCGCGCACCACCAAGGGTGCGCCGATCGTGTTCGCCACCCTCGACCAGACCGAGGAGTGGGTGCCGTCGAACAACGGCCAGGCGCTAGCTCAGGCGATCCGCACGAACGCAGCCAAGAACGGTGGCCGCACACTGGAATCGCCGAACGCGTTCATTCCGGGGCAAAACTCAGTCGCCGAGAAGTCGGCGGAATACGCCGCCGACATCCGTGAGGGCCGCGCCCGCAACGACGGGCTGCTGTACGACCACCGTGAGGCGCCGGCCGACACGGAGATGTCCGACGTCGAGTCGCTGACCTGGGGGCTGCGAGTCGCCTACGGCGATTCATCGGCACATCCGGATGGCTGTGTGATCCATGACCCGCCCTGCCCGCCTGGGCATTCCGAGCTCGATCCGTTGATCGATCAGGTCTTCGATCCGGCGTCAGACGTGCAGCAGTTGCGCGCGGACCTGCTGAACCAGATCACCCACGCATCCGACGCATGGGTCTCATCCCCAGAGTGGGGAGCTGTAATCGCCGCCGACAAGATCGTGCGCGACGGCGACGTGATCGTCCTAGGCTTCGACGGATCGTTGGGCCGCGTCAAAGGCAAAGCGGATGCCACGGCGCTGATCGGGTGCAGGGTTCGTGACGGCCATCTGTTCGAGATCGGCCCACGGTCAGTCTGGGAGCCGCCGCGGCGCGAGATGTCGACTCGGGACCGCAAAAAGACAGGTGATCAGTCGATCTGGCGTCCGCCGGTGGCTGAGGTTGACGCTACGGTGCGACTGGCATTCCAGCGATTCACCGTCGTCGGGTTCTATGCCGATCCGTCGGGATGGGCCGAGCAGATCGCGAAGTGGGAAGCGCGATTCGGCGCCCAGCTCAAAGTCAAAGCCTCCGGGGAGTCGAAGATCGCCGCCTGGCCGCGCGGCAAGAACACCAACGCGGTCGAGGTGGTCAAGCGACTGCACTCAGCGATCGTCAACGCCGAATGCACCCACGACGGTTCGGCCGCACTGACTAGGCATGTGCTCAACGCTCGGCGCCGACAAACGCGCGCGGGATACCTGCTCTACAAGGCGTTTGCGGACTCTCCGGACAAGATCGACGCGGCCTACGCCGCAGTGATGGCATGGAAAGCCCGCAACGACGCAGTCGCCGCCGGATTGGGTCGGCGCAAGAAGCAGACCTTCGAGCGAATCAGATGAAAGGTGGGTGTCAGATTGGCCGATCTGACGCCCCAAGAATGGTTCGACGCGCTCAATGCCCGATTCACCGCCATCACGCGGCCGAAGTGGCAGGACAAGCGCGCTCACTCATCTGAGCACTCCCTGGTTAGCCGTGAGCGCCGGCCGCGCAACGAGATCCTCGACACCCTGTGGTCTTACCGCGTGGGCGACCCGCCGCTGCCCTACATCGAGCCCGAGTATCACGAGGCGTTCTGCGAGGTGCTGCGGCTAGCGCGGGTGAACCTGGCGCCGATGTGCGTCAAGGCGATGTTGGACCGCATGGAACTACAGGCGGTTTCGACCGCCATCGACAACGATACCGACGGCGACGACCTGGCAGCCGAGATCATGGAAGAGTCGGGTTTCGGCGCCATGTCGAAGGAGTTCTTCGACTACGCGTTCTCGATGGGCGAGAGCTACGCAATGTCGGTTCCTGGAGATCCCGTTCCGACACTCCACGCCATCGACCCGCGTCGCTGCGTCGGGGTGCGCGACACCTCGAATCCGGTGCGCCTGGCCGCGGCGTTGCTCAAGGAATACGACCAGATCACCAAGGAAGAGACCGCATATCTGTTCCTACCGGGACAGAAGTGGACGTTCCGCAAGGGCGGGGACGCCTGGGCTCACGATCCGGAATTTGAGGCGGTCCAGAACCTCGATGATCTCGGCGGCATTCCGATCGTCCGGTTCGACAACGAGTTCGGCCTCGGCGAGTACGAGCCGCATATCGACCTGCTCGACCGGATCATCGACACCACCCTCAAGCGCATCATCGGCTTCGCCTACCAGGCGCTTCGTCAACGGGCGCTGAGGGGCGACGAAGCCGAGGATGACGAGGACAGCGACACTCCCGAAGGTGGCGGTTCGTCGCTGAACCCGGACGACTTCCGGGCCGGACCGGGAGCATTGTGGCGCATCCCGAAGGACTTCGACATCGTCGAGTTCGCGCAGGCCAACTTCAACGACATGCTGGTTGCCAAGCGTGACGACATCAAGGAATTCGCCGCGTCCTCACAGACCGCGCTGCACTGGATCATTCCCGACGCCGCGGACGGCTCCGCTGAAGGTGCGGGCCTGATGCGTGAGTCCTCGACTGCCAAGCTGCGCGACCGGCGCGTCCGGGCCACCCCCACTCTTCGGCTGTTGTGGCGCATCGCGTTCGCGCAGGCCGGTCAGGACCGCGGCCGCAAGATCACCTTGCACTGGGGCCCGATCGAACTTCGCACCCTGGCAGAGCGGGCGTCAGCATCCGCGCAGGCGGTGGGAACATTGTCGCTCGGGCAACGGTGCCAGCGCCTCTGGGACATGTCCCCCGAGGAGATTGAGGAGAATATTCAGCAGCTGGTCGCCGAGAGGCTGCTAATGCCGGACGCGCCATTCGCGCCAACCGCACCGGCGGCTGCGGCGCCACCCGTGGACGACAGCGGCGATGACCACGCCGACCAGCCCAGCTAACTATCGCGGGGCGCTGCGTGAAGCAAGGCGCCAGATCGAGGCGCAGAAGGCCGCAGGACGTTCGCCGACGGCGCTGGTGGCCACAGCGGCGGAAGCGGTCATCGCCACGCGCGAGCGTGCCGCACAGCATGCCAGGCAGGTCATCCGATCGCTATGGGAGCAGACAAACCCGTACGACGATGCGAGCGTGGCGCGATTCGCGGCACAGGCAGCGCGGGCCATGAAGTCCGTACAGACGGCCGCCGGCCGCGCCGCCGGCGCCGCGATGGTGCAACAGCTCGCCGCGGCGGGCATCAAGGTTGTCCCAACGACCACATACCCACTGGATGTTCGGGCCGCGGCGATCGACGTCGGTGACGACGGCAAGATCACGCTGATCCGCAAGCCGACCACCGTCGACTACTCCGGCGGCCCTGGCCGCGGCAAGATCATCGTCACCCCACGCGGTTCGACGACCGAAGAGGTCTTCAGGCGGCCCGCGCGGGCGTTTCGGTTTGCGCAGTCAGAAGGACGAAACGGTCTCGACTCCGCGCATGACCGGATCGACAGCCTGATCGACACTAACCTGATGCTCGCGCAACGCCTTGCGCAACAGGAACTACTCGCCAAGGCATCTCTGCCGCCTCCGGTAATGCTCGACAACGGCAAGCCGTACCGCTACGTCGACTATCGCGGGCAGATGCAATACGTCCGCGAGAAGCGGACGGTAACCGGCTACCGGCGCGTGATCCATCCGGAACTGTCCCGCGGCGGCACGTGCGGCATGTGTATCGCAGCATCGGATCGCGTCTACAAGATCCACCAGCTGATGCCGATTCACGACAACTGCCACTGCACCATCAGCCCCGTCACCGAGGACTACGACCCCGGCAGCGCGCTCAACAACCTGGATCTCGAACGGATCTACGGCGATGCAGGCGGCAACACGGTTGCTCACCTCAAGCGCACCCGCTACCAGATCGACGAGCATGGAGAGCTCGGCGCGTTGCTGGTGCCCAAGCGCGAGTACAAGCCGCGCAGCAAGAAGGCTAAGCAGCTGACCCGCGGCAAAAACAGCGCGAGCCTGAAGCGTGACGAGGCCGACAAGCGCGAAACTCTCACCAAGCAGATCGACGTGCTGGAACGAAACCTCAAGCGGCTGCGCGCAAATGGTGAACCCGAGGATTCCTCAAAGGTCGCCTACCACAAGCGCATTATCGCGAAGTTCCGCAAGGAGCTCGCGGCCCTCTGATTTTCCCGAGCCGCCTGGCCGGGCCGCCCGCTACGGGCAAAACCACTGACCCGCTAGGGGGACAAACTGTGAGCTCGCCTCTGTTTCAGCAGCCCACTCCGGTAGTACCACCCGTGGACGACCAGCAGCAGCAACAGCAGCCGGCCGTCGAACCGGCCCCTCCCGCTGGCGACCCTGAGCAGGAGTTTCCCGCCAACACGCCGGTTGCGGAGATGACGGACGCGCAGCGCGCGGCCTACTACAAGCACCAGAACCGCAAGGCTGAAGCTCGACTGGCCGCATTTAAGGGCGCTACGCCCGAGCAGGTCCAGCAGCTACAGACTCGCGTGTCTGAGATGGAAGCCGAGCGGGAGACCGCCGGCGAACGGGCATTGCGAGAGGCCGCCGAGGCGGCCGCCAACGAGGCGCGCGCTGCTGCACGGGCCGAGTTCGAGCCGAAGCTCCACCGCAGTCAGCTGAAAGCAATTGCGTCGCAAGTGTTGTCGTCCGATCAGGTCGACGCATGGCTCGAAGACGTAACTCCGTCGAACTTCGTCAACGACTCCGGCGAGATCGACGAGGCCAAGGTGAAGGCCAAACTCACCGCCCTGTTTGGAGCGCAGAAGTCCGCGCCACCCAACTGGGGCCAGCACGGCGCTACGCCACCCGGCGAAACACCAGGTTCGGCCGGAGCAGCCGAGGCGAAACGCCGCCTCGAACAACGTCAACAGTAAAAGGAGCAGCGGATGTCCACCGACATTTCGATGCAGACCACCGACTACCAGGTCGGTGACCGGACGTGGCACCTGTCGCGCGTCGGTAACGACTACACGCCCAATGTGACGCTGGACGTGTCGAAGTTCAACGCGGGCGCGACCGCCGAGGTTCAGACGATCACGATCAGCGGCTCGCCCACCAGCGGATCGATCCTCGTGAATGGACAGACCGTCGCTCGTAACGCGAGCGCCGCGGATGTCCAGGAGGAGCTGGAGGAGGTGTTCGGCGCCGGCAAGGTGACCGTCTCCGGATCCGCCGGCGGCCCCTGGGCTGTGCACTTCGACCCGTCGCTTGGCGACGTCCCGACGCTGGTCGTTGATGACGACGGCCTGCTGGGCGGGTCCAACCCCGCGGCGGCGGTGACCACCGGCACCGCCGGCGTCAACGGCCATTACGCCAACGGCTACATCCCATCGGGCACTGTGCTCGGCCGGGTCTCTGCGACCGATCTGTACGGGCCGTATGACCCGAACGCCGGCGATGGCCGCAACACCGCCACCGGCATCCTGTTCGCCGACTGCCGCGTGGTCCGCCAGGACGGATCGACCGCAGCGAAGGTGGGCTCGTCCCAGCTGGTGCGCGGCGACGTACGGGTGTCGAAGCTGCCATTCCAGGCCGGCTCCGGCGCAATCGACAGCGACGCCAAGGCCGACCTGCCCCTCATCCGGTTCGTGGCCTGAGAGAAAAAGGAGCTAGAACATGTCTTTGTTCTTCGATGGTCCCGTTCCGATCGAGGACGCGATCACGTTCACCCAGGCGCAGCCCATTCCGTCGAACAACGCTCTGACGCAGATGTTTCCGCGTCGGGACTTCGACACCGACGAGGTGGACTTCGGCACGATCTTCAAGACCAACCGGGTTGTGAAGTTCCGAAACTGGGACGGTTCGTTCGAGCCGGTCGCTCGCGACACTGGTCAGGACAAGCGGATCAAGCTGCTGCCCTTGGGTGGCACGCTGGAGACTGGCGAGTACGAGCGTCGTCAGATCGAGCATGCCCGCACCGGCGGGACGTTTGTCCAGTCGCTGGTCAGCGCGATCTACAACGACCTGGAGAACCTGACCCGCTACGCCTTCAACCGGCTGGAGCTGGCCTGGGGCGACGTGCTGAGCGACGGCCGGATCGACATCAACGAGAACGGCGTCAATCTGTCGCTGGACTTCGGCCTGAAGTCGAGCCAGCAGGTTACCCCTGCGGGCAGCCTGTGGTCGGACCACGCCAACAGCAAGCCGCTGGACGACCTGCGTGCGTGGCGCGCTGCGTACGTCAAGGAGAACGGCGTCCCGCCGGCGCAGTACCTGACCTCCAGTGAGGTGCTGGCCAACCTGCAGGTCAACACACAGTTGATCAACGCGATCAAGGGCGCGCAGACCGGCGTCACCACTGTGACGATCCAGGAGATCAACGGCCTGCTGGCCGGCTTCGGATTGCCCGCGTTCATCGTTCCGCCGGACCTCCAGAACGGCGGCAGCCTTTACGACTCCAACATGGACGTCGACGGCGAGGCTGTTCGTGTTCTCGACGCCAGCAAGCTGCTGATGCTGCCGGCGAACCTGGGCGACCTGGGCTTCACCGCCTGGGGAACTCCTACCACCGCCTACGAGCTGAAGAACTCCGGCGTCCAGACCACGCCGGCTCCCGGCATGGTCGGCATCCTGGTCCGCGAGGACAACCCGCCGTTCCGCAAGAACGTCTACGTGGATGCGGTTGGCCTGCCGGTCATCTCCGACCCGCGTAAGCTGCTCATCGCAACGGTGGCCTGATGTCGGTCCTGGCATTGACCGTCTACGTCACCGACAACAACGGAGACGTGCATCAATGCCTGGCCGGTACTTCGCCACGAGCGGAGCTGGCTGAACTAATTCGCAACCCGGCGGCGTGGGAGAACCCCGACGCCGCCGGGCCCGCGGATTCCGCCGATGACCGCGACCCGGTGCCGGCGCACGGCGGACCCCCGCCCCACGGGGGCCCGCGCGGCTCCCGGAAGGCGTGGGAGTCCTACGCCCTCGCCATGGGCGTCGAACTCGAGGATGGCCTAAAGCGCGACGGCATCATCGACGCGTGCGAGCGGGCCGGCATTGCGGTCTGATGGGCAAGTTTGCCGAGATCGCTGACGTCACAGGGCGTTACGAAGACAAAGATGCCCTTCCGTCTAGCTACTCCGCCGCTGGCGGATGGATCGACCTTCGAATCGGCGACGTCGAGAGCGAACTGATGGGCCAGGTTCCATCGCTGCGCAAGACCGTCGGTCAGATCAACGCTGATTCGGCGGCAGCGGGCGACTCGGACCGCATCAGCCGCGTGAAAACCTTGGTCTGTGAGAAGGTCCTCGACCTCCTCCGCAGCCCCGGCGGCCGCGCATCACTGTCCACCACGACGCCGGACATCACCATCAGCTCGTCCTACGGCTACGTTCCGGACAAGACCCGCGGCAAGATCGCGTTCACGCCGACCGAACTCAGCTCCGTGAAGTTGCGCCGGCGCCGCTCCAACTTCGGAACCGTGCCGGTGAAGCCATGGAGACCGGCGCATGACCTCCGTTACTGACCGCTGGACCGCGCCGGCGCGCGCGGCGGTCGCAGAACTGCTGCGCCTACGTGGCCGGTCGATCATCTTGACGCCGGCCACCGGCGTCGCCATCGACAAGCCCGGCGGCGGCAAAGACTACGCCGCAGCTACATCGCGGGACGCGCAGACGTTCGCATTGTTCAAGCTCGACGCAGAGCCCGAGCAGGGCGAGGCGCGCAGCTTCCGATACCGGCTCGTCGGATGGTTCGACGCCGCGATTGCGCTCGGCGACGCCTGGGAAGACGACGTCGCGAAGTACACGGTCGAGTCCATCGACCGCACGAAGCCCTACCAGCTCTCGGCCGAGGTCGCGGGCTATCTCAAGGTCGAGGGGCACAGCTTTGGCTAACACAGGCCTCACCGCCGGCCTCGCACGCCTACGTCAGAACATCGAGCAGTTCGACGATGACTACGAGGACACCATCAACAGCCTCGTTATCGACCAGGCGTTCGCCGGCGAGGCGTGGATGAAGACGCATGCCCGCTGGGACGACAATGACGGCAATCGCAACGACCGCACACCCGGCGCTGCCCGTGCAGGCCTGAGCACTACGCCGGACGTCGCTGGCGACACCAAGAGCATCCTGTTCAGCCACGGCGTCAACTACGGGATCTGGCTGGAGACCAAGCATCACGGCAAGTTCGAGATCATCCTGCCGGCGGTTCTACATATCGGCCGGATCTTAATGGAGAAGACCGAGGGCTCTTTGGCCAAGGGCACGAACCTGCGACAGTCGCGCTTCATCGAGCGGCCGGAGGAGTAGGGCATGGCGCGCGACGCTGTGCTGAAGCTTCTCCGTGGCGACCAGGAGCTGGCAGATCTCGGCGGCGAGGGCTTCGAGATCGAGACGAACTGGTCCTACGACCAGCGCCCGAACGACAAAGGCCCGTTCATTGTTCTGACCTGGCGGCCGACGGACTTCAGTGTCGCGATCCAGGGCAACGCCGGCCATCACTTCAACATCTGGGTGCACCTGCCCAGCGAGGTCTCGACGGACTACGTGCGCATCGACGACATCCTGGACCGCATCGACGAGATCTTCGATGCCGCGGCCGATGAGGCCGTTGCTGGTGACGACGGGAGGCAGCTGGATTGCGTCCAGCGCCATGGCCGTTCGCCCGACCTCACCGACGAGGACTACCGGACCATCTGCCGCTACGGCGCCTACGAGGCGTTCAGCCACAAGACCTAGAGAGAGAGGGAACTCATGGGCGACATCGAACCGGCCACCTTCGCGCAGCCGGCACTTTCGGAAGAGCGCAAGGCTGAGATCGAGAAGGCCAAGGAGGCTGAGGCTGCGGCCGAGAAGGCTAAGCTCGCCCGATCCAAGTTCGTTCAGTACCTTGGCCCGAGCGGCCTCAACGCTGCCGTGTCGCGGCCGAGTGGGCATGATGGCGGTCTGCACGGAAGCCACCAGGCCAGCATCAGCGCCGCCGAATGGCGCGGCGTGGGAATCGAGTCCGAGCATGACCACGAATGGCATGTCGGCAACAACTGGCGCGTTCCGGCGGACCGGTTCACGCAAGAACAGCTCGACCACCTATTGACCGCCGGCCGCGACGCCAAGCAGGTCCGCTTCGCCTACGTCGACGCCGACGGCAACCCGGCGCGGCGATAACCGCCAGTCGTGGCAAGCGATCGCGAGGTCCGGTGCCCGTCCGGGGCCCTGCACCTCAAGATCGTCGACGGCGACAAGATCGAGATCAAATGCAATCACCCCCGCTGCACTGATGGCGGAAAGGTGGTTGCGCTCCACCGGTTTTCAGCCGCCGGCGAGTACATAGAGACCCTCACATTCAAAGACCCACTTAGAGGCCGCCGAGCCCGCATTCCGGAAGGAAACGCACATGGTTGCATCGGCAGGAAATCCTGACACCAAGCCTTACGGCCTGCGTCGGGTGTGGATCACCCCCTACACCGACACCGACGGCACGATTCTCGGCAACACCAGCTACCGGCTACCCCTCGCGCAGACCTTGGCGTTCACCGAGACCGAGGACTTCGACACTCTCAACGGCGACGACAAGTCGGCGGTGGCCATCCAGGGCAAGGGTGCCACTGTAGACGGCAGCCTGGAGGCGGGCGGTCTGGACCTGCAGTGCTTCTCGATCATCGCCGGCGCGACGCTGACCGAGAGTGGCACCGGAGCGTCGCTCAAGCGCGTCGTCCGCAAGAAGGGCTCGGATGCCCGGCCCTACTTTCGGGTCGAGGGTCAGGTCATCTCCAACGGCGGCGGCGACAACGTCGCGCGGATCTTCCGCTGCAAGGCCAACGGCAAGATCCAGGCCGACATGAAGTACGGCACGTTCATGGTCCCCAGCATCGACTTCCAGGGAACCCCGATGCCCGGCGACGACGACGACTACCTGTACGAGATCGAGTTCAACGCCACCAAGACCACGCTGGCGTCGACCCCGGTGGCCAACCCGCTGCCGATCCCGTCGAACCTGACGGTCGGCACCGTGACGTCGACCTCCGTGGCGCTGTCGTGGGGTGACCTCGCGGTCGCGGATAGCTACAAGGTTCAGCAGTCCACCGACGGCAACACCTGGACCGCGGTCTCTGGCGCTTCGGGCACTCCGTCGAACCCGACCACCACGGTCTCCACCCTGACCGCGTCGACCACCTACCACTTCCGGGTGGCCGCGGTGATCGGTTCGACCACTGGCGACTACAGCTCGCCGGTGACCGTCACCACCCTCGCCAGCTGATCCAGCCCCGCATAGAGCCCAGGAGGCCAAGAGATGACATCACCGACTCCGGTTACCGCAAAGCGGGATTGGTGTTGCGGCACCCCGATCACGGAGCCGCACATCTCTGGCTGTGCATTCAGTCCTGAAGCTGAGCCGCCGCCGGCGCCGAATCCTCCCCCAGAGGCGGCCCCGGCGGCGGCTTCTTCTGCGCCCGTCTACGGATTCAAACGGGCCAACGAGGAAGACCTGGAACTGCCCAGCGGCGGCCTGGTCCGGGTTCGCAAACTGAACATGAACCACGTCTTCAGCCTGCGCGTCACCGAGATGCGCGATGTGTTCACCTCGGATCTGTTGTCCGACGACGAGACGGTGAACGAGGGCGACGTACAAGAGGGCCTACTCGAAGCTCTGCTCGACCCCGAGCGCAGCCACAAGTTCCTCGAACCGATCAACCGGGTTGTTGTCGCTGCAGTGCAGTGTCCAACGGTGGTCGCCGACGAACCGTCGAACAATGAGCAGATGAACGTGAATGACATCGAGATGGTCGACAAGTTCGTGATCTTTAACGCGGCTATCGGAGAACAGCTCGCTGCCTTCGGAGGGCAGCAAGAAGCGTTGAAAAGTGTACAGCCGGGACCGGAGGCTGGCGCATGAGATTTACCGCCGGGCAATAGCTTTCAGTCAGCGACCTAGCGACATCGCCTATCTCGACGACTGTGTCGATGATGTCGGGCGCTACTACTTCGACCGCGGAATCTGGGCGTTCGGCGAGCACGTGAAGAACCGCCTAGAGGAGGCCGCGGGCAGCACAGAGAACGCATCCATCGCGCAGTCTCGGCGCGAGCGTGAATGGGAACGACTGATGGGAGGCGACATGACCGAGTCCACTGCCGGCTTCGCCGACCCATCACCTGAATCACTTTCCGCGCATGGGCGCTCCGTTGGCGAGCCTGACGACGAGATCATGGAACTGTGACCGACTATTCGCTCGGTCGCGCCCACGGCAAGATCGAGATCGACTACTCAGGCGCCGGCGCACAAAAGGCCATACGTGACCTCGATCGCACCGCAACGTCAGCCGAAGAGCTCGACTCATCACTGACCAAGACGCAGAAGTCTCTGCGCGAGACCGAGCGCGAGCTGGACTCGACCGCGAAGACGACGCGGTCCTATGGCGACGACGTTGACGATGCGACCGAAAGTCACGAGCGGTTCAGTGATTCCGCACGCACCGCGGCACACGCGGTGCGTGACCTGGACGACGTGGAGGAACGGCACAGTCACCGTGGCCGGATCCGTACGCGTGATCGCGACCACGACACCGACGCGATGCGGCGCTCTATCGATGAGCTGCACAACCTGCGCAACGCGATCAATGACGCCGATAATGCCGCGTTCGGCGTATCCAAGGGACTGCATGTCGCCTCGGCCGCGCTGGCGATGTTCGGACCCGAGGGCCGCGTCGCCGCACTGGGCTTAGAGCGCGTCGCCACAAAGCTGGGCATCGTCAGTGACGTCGCGAGCGGCGCTGGACATCACGTGCGTGACTTCGTCAAGCACATCGCCAGTTTCGAACTGGGCGTAGGAAAGATCTCCGGCCTAGCTCTCGGCGGCGGCGCGCTCGGCGGCCTGGCGGGCCTGGGCGGCGCGGCCGGACTGATGGGCGTGACCCAGGTGGCCGGCGCGGTGCGACAACTCTCGGGCGCGCTGGGCCTGCTCCCGGCGGCGATCTCGGCCGCGGCGTTCTCGATGGGCACCTTGAAGATCGCGTTCCACGGTGTCGGGGATGCGCTCAAGGACATGATGGCCGACGACCCGAAGAAGTTCCTCGAGGACATCAAGAACATGGGCCCGGTCGCAGGCAAGGCGATGCTGCAGATCGCCCAGTTCCGCAACATGTTCAAGCTGGGCGCGGCGACGATCCAGGACTCGTTCTTTGCCCAGGTCATCAACGACATTCAGCCACTGGTCCAGACGTGGATGCCCGCCCTCGGTGCAGGCATGTCGCAAGTGGCCGGCATGTACGGGCAGATGGCGCACCAGTTCGCAGGCCTGCTGATGCAGCCGCAGATCATGCAGGGCTTCCAGCTGTTCATCGAGAACATCTCCAAGGGGCTGCAGGCGATGGCGCCGGCCATGGCTCCGCTGCTGAAGATCTTCACGCAGTTGACCGTCATCGGGTCGAGCTTCTTTGAGCAGATCGGCGGGCGCATCTCGCAGATGCTCGGATTCTTCTCCGACGTCATCGACAAGGCTGCGCAGTCCGGCTCGCTGCAGCGCTGGATTCAGTCGGGCATCGACGGGATCAGCCATCTGATCAACGTGGTGTATTCGGTCGGGGCGGCGTTCAACAACATCATGGACATCGCCGACAGGTTCGGCGGCGGGGGACTGCTGGGATGGCTAGACAAGGTCGCCGCGCAGCTCAACGGATGGACGCAGTCGGACCAGGGGCAGAGCAAGCTCATCGACTTCTTCACGGTGCTGCGGCAGGCCACCGACGCGTTTACCCCGATGCTGCAGCCGATCCTGGAAGGCCTGGTGTCGCTCGGTGCCGCGTTCACCAAGCTCGGCATCGCTATCGCGCCGGGCTGGCAGACGTTCTTCAACACCTTCGCCGCGACAATGGACCAGCTCGGCCCGAGCATCACAGGCATGGCGCCGGCGCTCAACCAGTTCCTGATCGGGCTGTCGTCGGCGTTCTCCCAACTGATGGCCGCGGTCGGCCCGCAGTTACCACAGCTCTTCAAGGGGATGTCGGATTCGTTCGTCGCGCTGTTGCCGCAGCTACAGCCGCTGACCCAGGCGTTCCTGGAGCTGGTGAATTCCGTTGGCCCGCAACTGCCGAAGCTGTTCGGGTCGATCACAGATTTCCTGATCTCCACCCAGCCGTACTGGCCGATCATCATCGGATTCGTCCGCGACTTCGTGACGATACTGACCGGCCTGATTAACGGCAGCACGGGCATTACGGACTTCTTCACCGGCCTGTTGACCAAGCTTGGCGACGCGGTCAAGCCCGGGCTGAAGCGCCTCGGCGAGGACGGCGGGAAGGCGCTGCTGGAAGGTCTGGTCAAGGGCCTTGGGGACATGACCGGCATCAACGCCGTGATCGACCAGGTCAAGCGGATCATGCACGGCATCTCCGACTTCTTCCAGCACTCGCCGGCCAAGAAGGGTCCGTTCTCCGGTGACGGCTACACCGGGACTGTCGGCCGCAAGATGATCACCGACATGGCCGCGGGCATGACCGCGGCCGCCGGATCGGTCTCGGGCGCGGCGGCATCGGTGATGTCGGGCGCCGCGGCTTCGTTCGTCGGCGCACCGGCGGCCGGCGGTGCGGGCTCCTTGGGCGGCGCGCTGCTGCCGGATCGCATCGCCGGCGCCGACAACTCCATCCTGAGCGCGTACCTCAACCACCAGTTCGACGAGAACCGCGGCCTCAAGGGCTTCGCCAAGAGCTTCGGACAGTTCGGGGACATCGGCCAGGGCCTGAGCGACCTCGCCAGCCAGTTCTCCAGCCTGGCCATGGGGCTGCTCGGCTTCCGAGGCGACCTGGTGACCCCCGTCTGGCACAAGACCATCTCCGACGAGGAGCTGGCGCGGCGTAAGAACACGGGCATCGGCAAGAACCCGCCGGGCCTGCCGTGGGAAGCCCTACTCGGGCCCGGCGCGGCGAACATGCCCCAGTCCACGCCGCTGAACATCGGACGCGACGCGAGCTCAGAACAGATCCAGCAGGCCATCATCTCCGCCGGACGCATGCGCGGCCTGTCGGACGAGGCGATTCAGACCGCGCTGGCCATCGCCGGGGACGAGAGCGGTTACCGCAACCTGCTGTATGGCGACCGTGACAGTCTCGGGATCTACCAGCAGCGCAGCAGCTGGGGAACGCCGGAGCAGCGCACCGACCCGAACTACGCCATCAACAAGTTCTACGAGGCGTTCGCCAAGCAGCTCGCCACGACCTCCGACCCGTTCACTGCGGGCGTTCTGACGCAGAATCCGCAGCTTGGCTCCGGCGCAGCGTCTTCGGACTACGCGAAGGCTGTCCGAGCGCAGATGGAGCGGGCCGGCCAGATCCTGGCGCAGTCGCCGAGCAACGGCAACGGCACAGCCTGGAACGACGTACTCGGACTGGGCCCAACGCCGGCGGTCGCGGGATTCGGCACACCCGGAATGCCTCAAGGCGTCTCCAACGCGCTCGCGCTGGCCACGTCCGCCAACGGCAAGCCCTACGACTTCGGCGGCGCTGGCGACGCGATCCACCAGTTCCTGTACGACTGCTCCGGTTTCATGTCGGACATCTACAACGCCCTCACCGGTCAGGCGACGGGCGTGCGCAGGTTCAGCACCACCTCCGACTTCTCCAAGCTGGGGTTCCTGCCGGGATTCGACCCCAATAGCACTTTCAACATCGGCGTGACCCCGCTGCCGGGGTCTCAGGGCCATATGGCTGGGACGTTGGCCGGGGTGAATGTCGAGTCCGGGGGGCCGACCAGCACAACGCAATTCGGCGGCACTGCCGCCGGTGCGCGTGACAAGCAGTTCTCCATGCAGTACCACCTGCCGAACTCGATGATCGTCGGCATGAGCGCCGGCGATGTCGTGCCGATGCTCATGGGCCCGGACGGCAAGCCCATATCGGCCCCCGACTTCGGTATCGGCACAAAGTCTCCCGGCGCGGGCAATCTGCAGCGGTACCCGCTCGGCGCCCAGAACCCGATGCTGGCCAACTACCCGAACGGCATCAACGACCCCGAGCTGGCAAGCCGGATTGCTGCCGCCCAGGCGCCCGGTGCGTCCAATGAAATGGTCGGGTCGACCCTGAATGACATCTCGCGCAACATCGCCCAGCTGAAGGCCACGGACGAGACTGGCAACGCCGACCAGATCGAGGCGCTGACCAGAGTCCAGAGCACGCTGTCCAACGAGCACGGGTTCACCCAGCAGAACCCGCTGCAGCAGATCCAGCAGGGCGCCGGCAACATCGGCAAGGTAGTCAACGACGTGTTCAGCGACATCAAGTCGGGCGTGGAAGCCCTTGGTGCCACGCAGGACACCACCGACCGACTGGTCTACGGCCTGCGCAACAGCGAGGACGTCGTCAAGATTGTCGAGAACTCCCAGAAGTGGCTGACGTTCGCCTCGAACATCGCCACCACGGTCGCCGACGTCGCCAACACCGTCGGAGACTTCGCGGGCATGGCGCCGTCGATCATGGGCGCCGACGAGGTTGGCAAGGCTGCGCGCGGCGTCTCGGAGGTCGCATCGATCGTCTCGGGCGCCATCCAGGGCGTCAACCAGGCGATCACGCTCGGCATCCAGATCTATCACGTCGTCGGCTCCTACGTCGGCCGCTTCATGAGCAGCCTGGTCGGCTTCGGCCAGGGCGACCTCATGGGCGACATTCGCTACCTGCTCGACACCAACACCAACCAGCTGCGCACCTACAGCGAGCAGAACCCCCTGGATAAGCGCGTCGGCGACGTTCCGACATGGATGCGCTGGTATGACCATCAAGGCGTGCCGACCACCTCGCCCGGCGTCGGCCAGCTCAACATCTACGCCGGGCCCGGGCAGTCTGCGGCCGAGATGATGACCGAGTCGATGTGGATGGTCAATTCGGGATCACTCAACGGCGCGATGTCGGCGGCGAACTTCTGATGCCCGCTGTCGCGGCCTTGAGTGGATTGGGTCGAAACCTGCGGCCCTACCAGTTCCAGATCGGCGAGGTGATCTTCGGCCGACACACACCGTATCCGGTTGAGAAGGTTGACATCTCGTCCTACACCGTCAACAACCAGGACTTCCAGGTGCCGATGTCCAACGAGACGCGAATGGGCATCGACACCAAGCAGGCCGGGCCGATGACGTTCACGCTGGGCGTCATCGACAACGCCCCCGTCTCGCGCAGCGTGGTCGGACTTCCTGACGACCTGGTCGCCAAGTCGTCGAAGCTGCTCACCGCCCTGCAGACGGAGTGGAAGGCGAATGCGGCAACCAAGCAGTACGGCGAGATGCAGCCGCTCATCTACTGCGATGGATACGGGGCCGTGCGCCGCATCTACGGCCGGCCGCGGAAGTTCACCTACACCCGCAAGTCGCCAAAGTCGCTGTTCTACCGCGTGACCGCCGAGTACGCGCGCGCGGACACCCTGACCTACAGCGACGTCGAGTATGCGGCGGCGCTGACGCAGGGCGCTGACCTCGTGGAGTATTCCCAGCTCGGCGACGCCGACTCATGGCTGCGGGTGCTTCTCACCGGCCCGATGACCAACCCGGTCATTCAGGTCGGAGACAGCACAATTCAGCTGCAGATCGAGATCGACGAGGGCATGCTCGTCGAGCTGTCGAGCTACCCATGGGCCCGCCGAATCGTCAGTGCGCCGGCCGATGGGGGCCCGCTGATCAACCAGCGCCGGGCGATGGTCGGCCAGACCCGGTATCTCGATCAGATCATGATGCCCGCCGGGTTGCCGGTGGGCATGTCTTACGTGGCAGCGGACACGACCACGGCCAGCGGGTGTCTGGTGCTGTGGCGCGACGCCCACAACGTCGTTTGATCCCAAGGAGGACACCGTGACCGGACTCGTCATCGCGCTCGTCGTTCTAAAGTCGCTGTCGCTGCTGATCCAGATCGCGCAGTACGGGCAGGCGCAACAGCAGATCGACCGAGCCAAGTGCGCCGACTCGATCGGCGCTGAATTCGCCGAACTTGACCGTCGCCTCAACCGTGGGGCGAACTGATGCCGTGGAGCCCAGAGGCACTCGTAGTCGCGAGCACGGCGCTACGTTCCGCGGTCAAGGGTGTTCAGCTGCACACCGGCGACCCAGGCATCGGCGCAAGCGCCAACCGGTCCAGCGCAGCGCCTAAGGCGCCGAACCTCGGGCCCGTCGACTCCAGCGGCGACTTCAATCTCGCCACACCACTACAGTTCACAGGCTGCACCCGTAACGGACCCATCCGGTACATCTCGCTGTGGTCAGGGACCAATCTCGGGGCGGCGACTTGGTACGGCAACGTCGCGCTCACCGGCGACCAGACCGCCGACTCCTACGGCAACTACACGCTCGAATCCCTGGTTTCCAACACCTCGTCTAGCTGATGACCGCAACGATCTCCTGCCAGTGCGATCTTCAGGCACACGGCGGAGTTACCCCGGTTGCGCAGCTGTCCAACAACTTTGACCTGACCGCATCCGGTGAGAGCAACATGGCCGGCACGGCGACGATCAGCTTCCGAAGCGACCTGTACGGCGCGGTCGGCCGCAACGAGGAGTACCTGCCCGACGACCGATTCCGCGTGATCGTGCAGTCGGTGCGCACGGGCGAGATTCTGAGCCGGGACATGACGGTCACCAACCTGACTGTGCAGCGCCAACTGTCGGGCTGGTGCTCTATTTCCTTCGACGTCGACTCGCACGACCCTTCGGCGTCAGATATCGAGTTCAAGTCGTGGGCGCAGTATGTCCACCTGGAAAAGACGATGCAGGGCAAGCGCCGGATCTGGGCCAGCGGGATCGTTCAGCCCTCGGAGATCGACAAGCAATCCGGCGTGATGCACCTGACCGCCAAGGGGTTCGCCAACTACCCCCAGGGCATGCCATGGCTGGAGAACATCAACTGGTCGACCAACGACATCTTCGACCCGGTCGTGGAAATCTGGGGCCACCTGCAGTCCTACCCTGGCGGCAACCTCAATGTTCAGGTCTATCCGCAGAAGAGCGGCGTCGAGATGCTGCCGGGTTACGCCTACGACGGCACGCTGCTCAACCCCAACTTCTACGCGTCGTTCATCCGCGCCGTCGACAAGCTCAACTGCGGCGACTACATCGACGCGCTGGCCAAGGACTCGCCGTTCGACTACCGCGAGGAGTCGGAGTGGAACGCCGACCGCACCGACGTCATCAAGCGAATCCACCTCGGATACCCACGACTTGGCGACGAGCAGGTCCACCTGGCGTTCGTGCTCAACGAGAACGTGCTGGCAGCCCAACCGCACACCGAGGTCGCCGACGACTGGGTGTCCGACATTGGCATCAGCGGCTGGTTCCCAGGCGTGGAGGCCTCGGCCGAATTGACGAACGCCGACCCGGACCGGTTGCGCCGCTACCTCAATGAGGAAGACCTGCTGATCGACTCCAACGAGCGGGCCGCGGCCTGGGCGCATCGCAAGCTCGCCCGCCGGCAGGCCCCGCCCTACTGGGAGACCATCACGGTCATCCCGGATCACCCGAACGCGCCGTTCGGGACGTTCGACGTCGGCGACACCATCACCGTCTCGGGCTTCATGCCGTTCGTCGGAGACCTGGTGCAGGACCACAAGATCATGGCGATCTCGTTCGACGAGAAGAGCAACACCTGCCAGCTCACGCTCAAGGCCGAGGGCATGTTCAACTACGACCCGATCTACTTCCCGGATGGCCAGGTCAACATGGTCGAGAACCCGAACTTCGACAACGACCTGCGCGGCTGGAACTTCGGGGAATCCACCTGGCGCTGGGACGGCACGCAGGGTGTGGGCGCGCTGGGCACTGCCACTGTCACTGCCAACGGCACGACTTTGGACTTGCTCACCGATCCCTATGGGGTGTCGCACTTCCAGCAGTTCCCGCTGTCGATCTACGTCAAGTGCACGCAGGCCGTGAGTACTGGCACGCCCATTCAGCTGCGAGTGCAGTTCTATGACGACGACCTGATGGAGACCGAATCTGTGCTGATCGACGCGTTGGCAAATCCCGTGGGAACGGTGGCATGGCGCAAGCTCTCGGGCAGCGTCATCACGCCCGTCGGCTCTACGCACGCCGCGCTGTGCCTGCGCGTCGACTCTGGCATGACAGCCGGCCGGGTCTGGGCTGACGATGCGGAGCTGACCCTGTGAGCGCGAGCTTCGGGGGCAACGCCAACAACTACCAGGCGCCCGAAGCTCGCGCACTGGGCTCGATCGCCAAAGCGCCTGGGCCGGACGTCAACACCGATTTCACCAAGATGCTGACGCAGCATGACGCGCAGATCAAGTTTCTGGCGTCCCAAGTCAAGCAGGCCAAGAAATCGGCCGACGAGGCGAATCAGAACCCGATTCAGCAGCTCCAGCAGTTCATCGCCGACCTGACGGTGCTACTGGGCGGCGGCGAGCTCCCCAAGGGCGCATTGGAGTTCGGCGACCTGCAGTACATCCTGCCGGCCGTCGGCGCGCTGTTCGGTTTCGGCGAGGGCGGCTTCCCGGTCAATCTGTTCGCTGCGGCCGAGAAGTTCTTCCTCGGCTACGTCGTGCCCAACCAGCAATACGCCGACCTGATGATCGCGGGCATCAACTCGTGGGGCGAACAGCTCGGCATCGACCCGCAGTTCCTCACCGATCTCGCGGCTCTGGTGCGCGCCTTCGATGACCTGTTCACCGCAATCCAGGAACTGCTCGGCGCCTGCACTTCATTCATCTCGCAGCTGTTCACCCCGGACGGCACAAACCTGGGGCCACTCGGTCAAATCCTGAAGCCGATCGTGTCGTTCCTCGGCTTCGGCTGGCTGGACCTGTCAAAGTTCGGAGACGGGGTCAGCTGGGTCACTGACGGGCTCGACCCGGGTGTGCGCAAGCTGGTCGCCAGCATCAACGACTTCACGACCATGATCGTGGCGCTGACTGGCGCGATCAACAGCGTCGAGACCGACATGGTCGGCTACCTCAAGGACCAGGGCAGCGTATTCGACAAGACAGTCGGCCAGCTGCTGCAGTGGATCGGCAACATGCTGGGCATTCACTCCAGCGGGGCGCCGGAGGTGGCCGGGGTCGAGCACGCGCCGCCGATCAGCGCGGACGTCACTGTGTGGACGATCGACGACGACGCCGACAACGGCTGGGTGTTCGACGGCTCGACGTCCTACGTCGATAACGGTGGATCGTTCGTCACCAACGGAACGGGCGTCGCCAAGCGGCTCGTGACCCAAGACCGCATTCCTTGCTTTTCGGCCCAGAAGCTGACCGTCTACGACCACTTCCGGTGGGGTGGCCTTCCGGCCGATGCGGACGCGGGCGCGTGTGTGGTGTTCTACACCGGCCCGACCGAGATCGGGCAGGTCAACCTCCCGTTGCCCAACGACACCGACGGCGACGACTGGACTCAGGTCACCGGTTCGGTGACCGCACCGGCAGATGCTGACGGGTTCGCGGTCGGCGTCTACGTCTCCGCGGCGGTCACCACGGGCACGGTGCGTGTCGGTCAGATCTCGACGCGCAACTGGACGTGGATCGCCCAGCGCCAGGTCACGGCGTTCATGAATTACTTCGACAATCTCGGCCACGTTTTCGACAACGTCGACTGGACGAGTTCCACTGTGCTGTCGCAGATGTGGCAGGGCATCGTCAACACCTGGATTCAGCCGATCGCCGGCTGGCTCACTCCAGACTCGCCGATCAATGCGGCCAATCTGGTCGGCAACCTGTTCCCGGATGGTCTGCCGCTGTCGTGGCTGGTGTCCACGCCGCGCAATGAGCTGGACAACGGCGACTTCCGTACCGCCATCGCCATCACAGGCAGCTCCGATTGGCGCTGGGTGGACGGGGTGTACTTCGCCGACTCGACTTCCACCGGCGCGGCGGTGACGGCCGCTGACGGCACGATGCACGCCCTGCGCTCCAACGCGATCGACGTGGTTGCGAACAAGTCGATCTGGATGTCGGTCGAGGTGCTGGCGGCGGGACTGACTGGTGCGAACACGCCCGTGCAATTGTGGGCCGTCCCCGATGTCGGCCTCCCGGTGCTGCTGGACTCGGTATTCCCGGACGGCGGGGACTCTGGCTGGCATGGCGCGCCGATGGGCGCGGACTCGGCGACCCTGCAGGCTTCCTACACGCCAGCGGCCGGGGTATCGACGGTGCAGATGCGCTTCGTCGTCACAGGCGATGCCACTGCGGGCGAGATCTACTTCGACCACGCCAAATCGTGGATCGTGGGCGGCTGGCTGGAGCGGATCTGGGATCAGGTCACTGACATCTTCGATGCGTTCACCAACGCGGACACGCAGGAGGAGTTCGCCGGCGCCTGGAACCTGGTGCTCGACCTGTTCGAACTGCCGCACCCGGACAAGTTCTGGACGTGGCTGGTCTACAGCTTCATCGCGCCCGTGTTCGGTCTGGACGCAACGGCAACGGCGGCAGTCGGCGACGACATCGTGGCACTGCAGGACGCGCAGGACACCGCCAACGAGGCCTTCTCGGACCTGATGACCGCCCTGGGGCGCGCGCTAACCCAAGACCCGCTATTCTCGGCGCAGCAGGCCGCCGACATCACAGCCGCGTGGAACGAGTACATGGCGATCCTCGCGGGCACGCGTGAGGACACCAACCACGCGTACGAGGACATCCTGGCGCGCCTGCTGCACACCGACGGCTCGATCGATCACGCCAAGGTCAACGGGCTGGAGGATTTCGTCAGTGGGGTGCTCACGGCGCTTGGGGTGAGCGAAGACACGATCTCGGGCATCAACGACGACATCGAGACCATTGCGGGGGCGCAGGCCACCACCAACGCCGCCTACCAGAACCTGCTCAACGGGTGGTGGGAAGCGCTCACCGGCAAGGATGCCGACGGCGACCAGAACGTTGAGACCTGGACGTCGGCATGGGACGAGTTCACCGGCGTGCTGTCGGGCGCGCATGAGGACTCAAATCACGCATGGACGGATATTTGGAATCGTCTGTCCGGGTTGAACTCTGACGGTTCGATCGCTCATGACAGGATTGTTGGCCTACAGGCTTTCGTCGACAGTGTGTTGTCCGCGCTGGGGGTTGAGGCGGGAACGATCACCGGCATCGGCAACGATATCCAGGACATCGCCAGCTCCCAAGCGGCCACCAACGCCGCCTACCAGAACCTGCTCAACGGGTGGTGGGAAGCGCTCACCGGCAAGGATGCCGACGGCGACCAGACCGTCGAAACGTGGTCTTCGGCATGGAATGAGTTCACCGGCGTGCTGTCGGGCGCGCATGAGGCGTCGAACGATGCGTGGCAAGACATCTGGAACCGACTGTTCAACCTGAACTCCAACGGCACGTTCAACGCGGGCGGCCTCGCGGGCAACCTGGCGTATTCCTCGTTGCCGTCGTCGTACACCAACATCAACACCGATCTGGCGAACCTGTTCAACGACGTGATCTTTGCCAACGGTCGCGGCTGGGATGACATCGGCGCCGACCTGAGCGCGCTGATCAACGACCTCATCGGCGGCAGTCATTCGCACACGGTCACGCCCGGCCAGCTCCCGCCGAAGAATGTCGGTTCGACCGGCTCGGGCAACAACATCGGGGAGGACGTCAGCAACGCGCAAGGCTCGGCGACCAGCGCCGCCAATGACGCGGCGGCCATCGGATCGCAGGTCGCCGGCGTTGTCGCGCCGGACATTCCGGCCGCGCCGACATGGCTGTTCGCCATCGCAGTGCCGCTGACTTCCGGACATCCCGGCATCGGCGCCGCCGGCCAAGATGTCTGGTACCGCGTCACCGCGACGAACTCGGCGGGGGAGTCGATCGCTTCGAATGCGGCCTATGTCCATGCGTCGTTCGGTCCGATTGCGGCTCAGCTGAGCTGGGTCGTCCCGGCGGGTGCGACGAACATCAATGTGTGGCGCGGCATTTCATCGAACCCGCTGATGATCTTCCCGAAAGAGCCCGCCTACGGGCAATACACGGCGGTGGGCAACGTGGCGACGTGGACAGACTTGGGGGACTGACCGGTGACAACTTGGACTAGCGCTCCTTCAGGGCCGCCGGCGGCGCCATCACGCGCAGCTGCTGCGGTGTCGTCTGTGTCAATAACGGCCAGCACGGCTCAGGCGAATTCCGTCCTCGCCCAGGCGTCCGCAGGGGCTGCGACCGATGCGGCAAGTGCGGCGCAATCGACTGCTGATGATGCTACCGCAGCGGCGTCAGACGCGAATTCCTCCGCGGCGCTGGCGATCGCAAAATTCCAAGCGCTCCCCGAAGCGAACATTGTCATCGCCAACTTCGATCCGGTGGTCGAGGAATGGGGCGTGACTCTGGCCACCGCCCCCTCGGGTGACACCTGGGAAGCGCCCGACAATAGTGGCCCAGCCACCGCTAACCTTTCCTGGTCTCAGGACATACCACCTGACTCCGCGATCATTTTTGTGTTATTGAGCTTTGTGGATTATTCTGGCTACACCCCCCTTCCCGTACTTACGGTAAGCGACCCGCGCATAACGTTTGTTCAGACGTCTCACAAATATTACGGGACGTATTACGACTATGGCAGCGTTCTAAGCGGTCTGGATACATACATATTCAAAGCCACCATTCCGATCGGATTTGACGCCTCGTCAATAACAATCGGAGCTACGACAAGCTCTACGGGGCTTAATAGGCAATACATCGCGGACGCTTGTTCGGTAGTGGTCGGCGGAACGCCATCTGGCGATTATGACCTCATAGTGCCAGCCCAGGGGACATATGAAGTTCCACACGATTCCTTGTTGGTGCAGGCGTCTCTACATTGCACTAAAGGCAGTTCGGCCTCGCCAGGTTTATTTTCGGGCTTCACAGCCAGTCGAACGGTAGAAAACCTCTCCAATACGGACGTGGTGAATGGCGCGAGCAGAACAAAGGGGCTTGCGACGTTAGTCGCTACTCGTAATATTGATGATGGCATTAGTATTACTTACCCGGCACAGCCGAGCGACGAGCTACAGCAAGTGATTGTCGTCAAGGCGCCACCACGCCCCCCGTCGTCTGCCATAGGCTCATTCATCCGGATGACAACTGACACGGCGGCGGCCCCGTCAATGAAATCTTTCGCCAGCGGAATTCAGCCGCTAGATGGATTTTATACAGCGTCGCCGGTCGCGAGCACTGATTACACGCTTGACCTGACGAACAACAAAGTGACTGTGAGTTACTTCGGAACATACTTGGTTGAGTTCAAATTCAACATCATTGGTAGCGCGTCAGCGAGTTTTCAGCCCGTGGTGCTCGTCAATGGAGCGCCATATTCTTATGGTCCAAGCTCGATGCGGGTTGCGGCGACGATTGCCCTGACGCATTCCTGTGCTGTGTATGCGAAAGCGGGCGACGTGATCTCGTTCGGCGTCGCGGGCGCAACCGCTCCTACGGTCTTGCGCAGCTCAGGCCAGGACCACGCCGCCATCTCTCTCGTAAACCGCTCCTACCTATAATGGAAGGCGGCTCTAATGCCATACATGACCGGTCACGTGAAACACGACGAGGCCTCCGAGTCCGTCGCCATCCGCACCCACCTCCCTGATGAAGCCCCGTTCATCGACAAGGCGTGGCTGGTTGCAACTGCCCGTACTGGCGCCCAGCTGAAGGCCACAGCCGACGTTGAATCCTGGCCGGATCTGTTTGTGCCGGAGACGCCGCAGCAGTGAGCAAAACCGTCCTGCTCTGCAACCCCATGGGTGCCGACGTCACGTCGCTGATGAACACCCTGTTGCGCGGGACGATCCTCGACCCCACCGACACTCTGATCAACATCGCCTACACCAACCAGGCGGGCGCGGAGAACATTGCCGACGGATCCGACAAGCTCGACGCGAAGATCGCCGACATTCGCGGCGACAAGCTGGTTTTCGGCTGGTCCGAGGGCGCCGAGGTCGCGACGAAGTGGATTCGCGACCACAACGCCACCTCCGACGTGCCAAGCTCTGACCTGTCGTTCCTGCTGATCGGCAACAGCGAGCGCAAGTACGGCGGCATGATCCACGGACTCGATGGCTTCTCGTCCATCGCCGACACCGCGGGGTTGCCGGACGCCAAGGTGCGTTGGCCGGTGACGGATTTCGCTCGCCAGTACGACGGGTGGGCCGACTTCCCGACCGACCCGAAGATCCGCACCGCCATGGAGGGCGCGGCGTCCGTTGCCGCGGGGGAGCTGTACCTGCAGACCATGCGCGACATCGCCGGTGCGGTCGACGGCAACGCTCGGTGGACCGCGATGACCAACATCATCGCGGGCATGGAGTACGTCCACACCTGGTACGTCAACGTGGCCGTCGACGACGAGGCGAACGTGACCTACGTCGACCCCGCGCAGCCGAACGTGCGCTACGTCTGGGCGCCGACCTACCCGGTGCCGCTGCTGGGCACGGGTTCGACGTTCCCGCAGGAAGATCGACGCTTCCGCACGCTGATCGAGACCTGCTACCAGCGGCCTGTGTCACTGCCCATGCCGGACTACCCGCACACGTCGTGGCTCAATGTCGCCGTGCCGTGGACCAAGCCTGCGGTGACGGGGTGGTTTGCTGAGCTCTATGTCCAGTTCGCGGTGAGTGTTGCACCGACGCTGGGGATGTCGACGTTCGTGCCGACTCAGATGTCGCTGTCGGTATCGATCAGCCTGGGCATGTCGGCGAACGCGCATTACGTGCGGGACTTTGGCCTGAACTTCACTCCGGCACTGAGCACGGCGGCGCACGGGACTTCTCCTGGCGGATTCGGATTGCCGTTCGCGCCCAGTGTGGGTATGACCGCCATCGCGCGGTTCACCTGCGAGTTCGGGCTTGGCGTAACGCCGGAACTGACCATGAGGGCCGTCGGGGCGTCGCCTGCCTCATTCGGCCTGTCGTTCACGATCGGCCTGGGCATGTCGGCGCACGGCACATCGAAGACCGCGTTCAACCTCGGATTCACGCCCGCACTCGCTGCGTCTGGCACGGGAGCATCGCCAGGCGGATTCGGGCTGACACTCACCCCGAGTCTAGGCATGTCGGCGCGGGCACGGTTCGCGTGTGAGTTCGGGCTGGGCATCACACCGTCGCTGGCGTTCACCGCGTCGGGGCAGTTCGCGCGAGACTTCGGGCTGAAGTTCACTCCAACGCTGGGCATGTCGGCCACGGGAACGTCAAAGGCCGCATTCGGACTGTCCGTCGCCCCGGAGATCTCGGCAGCGGCAACCGGGAAGTCGGTCGCCTCGTTCGGCCTGGCGGTGAACATCGGTCTCGGCATGGCCGCAGCAGAGCGCTACAGTCGCGGCCTCACGTTGCAGCTGTCGCCCGAGATCGACATGTCCGGCGCCGAGCATTACGCCACGGCATTCGGACTGCATGTGACACCCGCGATCGACCTCACCGGCGGAACGGCCAAGGATGCGCAGGTCGAGCTGTCGGTGGCCCCGGCTGTCGAGATGGACGCCGTGGGCACGACATTCGTGGACTTCGCGCTCAGTGTGACTCCATCGATCACCATGGCCCCGGCGGGTCGCGCCGAAGCCCAGTTCACTCTAGGTCTGACGCCTGGACTGTCGATGGACGGCGCAGGGATCTCTCCGGCAGGGTTCGTCATCGCGATCAATCCGACCGTGGGGATGTCGGCGAAGGGCGTATCGGCCGGAAGCTTCGAGATCGAGGTTGCCCCGGATCTGTCGATGACCGCCGCAGGAATCAGTGTGGCGGGCTTCGCGCTGGACCTGACTCCCGAGCTCGACATGGCCGCTGATGGCACATCGGTTGCTTCGGTGGATCTCGAGGTGACGCCCGGTATCACGATGGCAGGCGCAGAGCACTACGCCCGCAGCTTCGGCCTGACGCTCGCTCCCCAGCTGGGAATGACCGGCACTGAGCGGTACGCCCAATCGTTCGCGGTTGCCATCACTCCGCAGTTCGGCATGGGGGCCTCGGAGAACATCGCGGCCAGCATGGAACTGTCGGTGACCGCGAGCATCGGCATGGGCGGTATCGCGCATTACGCGCGGAGCTTCGGGCTTTCGGTCACGCCGAGCCTGGCGATGGGCGCGACGGCGACCAGCGCGGGGGCGTTCGGGTTGTCCGTCACCCCGAGCCTCAGCATGGCCGCGAAGGCGAAGAGTGCAGCCGCGTTCGGGCTGTCGATAACGCCGTTGATCGGGATGGCGGGCGAGTTTGTTCCGGGCACGCCGACGTTTGCGATCTACGTCTCGGACAACCTCTCCGCGAAGGTCTACAAGCTATCCGGCGGAGTGCAGACCGATCTGGGGTTCACTGGCTTGGGCTGGCCGACTGGCATTGCGGTCGACTCGGCAGGTGCTGTTTATGTCGCGGACGCTCAGAACTTTGACACCGGCCCGCACGTAATCAAGCGATTCGGCGGAACGCAAACGTACCTGTTCACCGGATCGAGCTGGCCTACAGATGTCGCCGTGGACCCATTGGGCGCGGTTTACCTCGCGGACAACGGCGCCAGTGAGGTCTACAAGCTATCCGGCGGAGTGCAGACCACCTTGGGATTCGCCGGACTGGGGAACGTCTATAGCGTCACAGTCGACTCAGCCGACGCGGTTTACGTCTCGGACAACACCCCCACCCACCGAACGGTCTACAAGCTATCTGGCGGAGTGCAGACCGATCTATGTCCAACCGGGTTGCCGGCTACTGCAACAAAGGGTCTCGTCGTTGATGCAACAGGTTCGGCTTACGTCGCGGACGGCACAGGAGCGCCGAAGGTCTACAAGCTATCTGGCGGATCGGTAACGGCCCTGGAATTCATCGGCGTTGGCGCTATCCAGGACATCGCCGTGGACTCGTTGGGCGCTGTTTATGTGGTGGACAACGCAGGCCACGTGTCCAAGTTGGCCGACGGGACGCAGTCCGACGCGGGATTCACCGGACTGGGAGCTTTCATCGGTGCGATTGCGGTCGTGGCCACATAGCCCACTTACTTGCCCCCCATCTGTAATACCTTCTCGACAAGGAGAACGCCATGAGTGAAGGCGCACCCGTCATCGACAGGGTTCAGCAGTTCATCAACGCCCTGCCTGCCGCGCTACGGCAGGGTGCCGCGGCCATCCTTGCGGCGGCAGGCGGATATCAGCTCGTGGCATTCATCGATCAGTACGGACCCGTCGCTGCCGCAAGCATTTACGTGCAGGTCGGCGGTGTGGCCGCCGCCCTGCTCGGCGCCCTGATCGGCTGGCGCGCGGTCAAGTAACACCCCCCTCTCAGAACCTTCCAGCGGGCAATCAATCCGATTGCCCGTCAATCAAATCACGCCTTGAAGGAGGCAACGTGTCCATTCCCGACGCAACACACAAAGCAGCCAGCGACGCCATCGCCGCACTCGGTCGCTACATCTCGCTGCACACCTCGGCAGCGGGCACCAATGGCGCTAACGAAGCCACCGGAGGCAGCTACGCCCGCGTTCAGACCACCTGGACCAGTGGCAGCAACGGCACCAATAGCGGCTCGGCTGTCGACATCAACTGCGCCGCAGGTAGCTACACCGAAGGCGGCATCTTCAGCGCGTCGACCTCCGGCACCTTCGTCGGTAGCGCAGCGTTCTCCGGCGGCACCGTCACCGTGTCGGGAACGGGCGCCAAGATCACCGTCACTCCGTCGATCGCCGCCTGATGTTCGCCGTCACCACAGACCACCAGATCGTCCCGTTCAGCGACGACCAGATGGCACTGTTCGACGCCAAGACCGGCAATCGAATCGCGTTGGCAGTCAGGGAATCGGAGGCGTGGACCGTCAGCGCCGACGGAATCGACGACCGCAGCGCCGAAGACCGACCCGCCGCGATCACCGCACTGCTCGACGCCGCGATCGAAGCGCTGGGCGGAACCGGCTACTCGACCATGGTCCCGCACGGGCTGGCCGAGCAGCCCTAGCCCTGCATTCTCAACAGCCAGGAGGCATTTCATGACCAACCAAGAGGGCGGGCCCACCGTCGACAAGGTTCAGCAGTTCCTCAATGCACTGCCCACAACCATCCGGCCGATCGTGGTCTCGTTGCTCGCAGCCGGTGGCGGCGCGCAACTGGCTGCATTGATCGCCGAATACGGGCCCGTCGATGCGGCATCCATGGTCGTCGCGATCTTCACCGCAGTCGGAGGACTGGCCGCTGGGGCGTTCGGATGGCTCGCCGCCAAGTAGTGAGGGCCGCGTTCGCGCTGGCACTCGTCGGGCTCGCCGTTATGGCGGGCCTTTCTTATGCCATGACCAGGTGGGGCGATCTCGCACTGGCCGAATACTAAAGGAAGCCAATGGAACTGACCCGACACACCGTTGTCCAGCCTCGCGCGCATCAGTCGGCGCTTTCGCCGCTACAGGTGGCGAAGGTCTACCACTTCCCGACGATGGCCACCGGCAAGGGGTACACCGCCGGGATCATCGAGCTCGGCGGCGGCTACCGGCCGAGCCAGATCGCCCAGTACTTCCAGGATCAAGGTCTGCAGGCCCCGAGCTTTGTCGACGTGAGGATCGGAGACGGCGCAAACCGTCCCGATGGACCCAACGGCGCCGACGGTGAGGTGCAGCTGGACCTTGAGGTCGCCGGGTCGATCGCTCCCGGTGCGTTCTACCGGGTGTACTTCGCCGACAACACCGACGCCGGATTCCTCGACGCGCTCAAGCAGGCGGTCCTGGAGTGCGACGGGGTGTCCATCTCCTGGGGCGCATCGGAGAACCAGTGGGACGGATCGACGATGGACGCCTTCGAGGCTGTCATCAAGGCCGCCCGTGCCAACGGTGTGCCGGTGTTCGTCGCGGCGGGGGACAGCGGCAGCACCGACAGCTCCGGGGTCGGGAATCAGGTCGACTTCCCGGCCAGTGCCCCCTCGGCCATCGGTTGCGGCGGAACGCGTCTGACCATCGACAATGCGGGCGAGCGAGCCAGCGAGACCGCATGGAACGACAGCTCCCGCACCAGTGCGACCGGCGGCGGCGTGTCCCAGCACTTCCCGGGCCGCACGGTGCCCGACATCGCGGGCAACGCCGATCCCGACACCGGCTATGAGGTGGATGTCGACGGTCAGCCCTATGTCGTCGGCGGCACCAGCGCGGTCGCGCCCCTCATGCTCGGCCTGCACGCGCTGCTGTGGGAGATCTGCGGGGGAGCGACGTTCGACCTGTCGAACCTGATCGCAACGAACCCGCAGGCGATGTTCGACGTGACGGCAGGCGACAACGGTGGATTCAAGGCGGGCCCGGGCCGAGATGATGTGACGGGGTGGGGCGTTCCTGATGGCGCCAAGCTGCTGGCGGCGCTGGAGTCCGGCATCCCGGCGCCCGTGCCTCCGACGCCGCCCGTCGATCCGCCGACCGTTCCGCCGACCCAACCCCCGGCCAGCGCCCAGCCGATCTCCGGCACGTTCACCATCACCGGAACCGGAACCTTCACGCCGAACGGCAATGCGGCGTGACGGATGCCTCGCCCACTGCTCGTGCTGCTCACGGCCGCGTGGCTGGCGATCGCCCCCGCGGTGATGGCCAGTCCCGCTGACGTCGTCGGCGCGGCTCGCTCGCGGATCGGCCTGCCGTACGCGTGGGGCGCGACCGGCCCCAACGCCTATGACTGCTCAGGGCTGGTCGTCTGGTCATTCGCGCAAGCCGGGATCGCGGTGCCGCGGACCAGCCAGCAGCAGGCCAACGCAGGTACGCCGGTCGCACGAGCGGACCTGCTCCCCGGCGACATCGTCATCTACTACCCCGACGCCAGCCATGTCGGCATCTACGCCGGTGGCGGCGATGTCATCCACGCATCACAACCCGGCCGGCCGGTCGCCGAAGTCCCCATCGACGCCGCCGGCCCCTACCGCAACGCTCGCCGCCTACTACCTCGGAGGACTGACACCATGACGCTGTTCTATCCCGATGTCTCGAACAACAACTGGCGCAGCACATCCGACGCCATCAGCTTTCTGTCTCGGCTCAAAGGTGAGGGCTTCGCGGCGGTCTGCCACAAGGTCACCGAGGGGTCCGGTTACCGCGACCCGTACTGGCCTGCGGTGCGCGACTGGTGCAAGGGGAACGGCATGCTGCTGATCGGCTACCACTACGTCCGCACCGGCGACCCCGCCGCGCAGGCGCGTCTCTACCGCGATTACGCCGCCGACCCGAGCGTCCCATGCATGCTCGATTTCGAGGACGGCAGCGGCGATATCGCCCAGTTCTGGGCCGTGGTGAAGGCCTTCAACGCCGTTGGGGTTGAGATCGCGCTGAGCTACTTGCCGCGCTGGTACTGGCAAAACATCGGCTCGCCGTCACTGGCGGGCGTGCCGGGTCTCGTCTCATCGGCCTACCCCGGCGGCACCGGATACGCGTCGAACATCTACGAGTTCGGCGGCGGCAGCCAAGGGTCCGGCTGGGCGGCCTACGGCGGCGGCGCGCCGGCGGTGTGGCAGTTCACCGACAAGGCAACAGTCGCGGGAATCCCGGTCGACGCCAACGCCTTCCGCGGAAGTCTCGACGAATTCAAGCAGCTTCTCGGCATCACAACAGGAGGAACCGTGCCCGCACCGTCGAACGACGACAAGCTCAACTGGATCTACGGGCAGCTGCAGCCCTACCCGCAGCTCGCCGGCAAGCCCGACGCTCTCGACGCACTCCGCCAGAAGATCGCCGCCAAGGTGGACCTGACCCTGGTCGATGCGGTCGCCGCGCACATCCACGGACTGTTCACGGAAGGCAACTGAGATGGCCGATGCAGCCGCCACTGCCATCGGAAAGCTCGACGGCCGCGACCCCGACCAGCCCAACTACCCGCCGCTGAACTGGGTCGGCGTCTCGCACTACCGTGAGGTGGAGCTCGGCCAGTCGACCGTGGTGCGACCGGAGGGCGCCGACCCGGGACAGCTCCCCGGCGGCCTGTGGTGGACACCGTCCACGATCGACCATGTCACCGTGCTGGCCGAGATCCTCACCAGTCGCTACCACGGCCAGACCGCGTGGGACATGCTCTGCGGCCTGTTCGCTGTTCTGATCGAAGGGCGTAACCCGGCCGAGGTGCGCGCGGCGCTGAAGATCCCGGAGTCGGGCCAGGATGGCTGACTGGCCGGAGTTCGTCGCCAAGCTGGACGGCCGCCGGCTCATCCGGCACGCGGTGCTGACATGCTCTGGAACCTGGGCGCCGGCCGGGTGGGGCTACCCGACGGACATCGTCAATGGGCTGGCCGAGTTCGTCGACCCGATGCTCTGCTACGAGGTGCCCGTCCAGGCGCCGTGGAGCTTCGGGCCCGTCGGCGGGCCGCTCGGTTCGCCGAGCTACCAGGAATCGATCAGCATCGCCGTCGAGTTCATGGGCAACTGGATCGTCGACAACTCACGCAGCACCTTCGCGCTCAACGGGTACAGCCAAGGCGCCGAAGCGGCCAGCATCGTCGCGATGGAACTGGAGCCCGGCGGGAGCTTGGCGGCCTACGCCGACAACTTCATCGGCGGCATCACCATCGGAAACCCCAGCCGTGGTGCCGGGTTCCACGCCCCCACTATTGCCGACCCAGGCGGCCGCGGGATCGCACCACGGCGCATGAAAAGGCTGCCGACCATCGATGGCCGGGTGGTGTGGGCTGACTACGTGCATTCGCCGGCCAACGGAGATGCAGGCAAGGACATGTATCCATCGGTGCCTGACAACCATATTGGCGATCTCATGGAGAAGGTCTACATCACCGCAACCGAACTTCAACTGCACAGCTTCTCGGGGTTCACCAACTTCATGGTCAACCTGTGGAACGATGCCGCCGCGGCACTCGCTGCACCCGCCGACGCTATCCAGGCGGCCATCGAAGGTGCTCAGTTCGTGCTGGCTCCTGGCGGCCCGACAGCGCCGCACATCTCCTACCTGGGTGAGATCGGCGGGTATTCCAATCAGGTGGCCGATGCGGTCGGTTTCCTGCACGGCTTGGCCCTGGGCGCCAACGCGAGGCTCGCGGCATGAGCTGGCAGACGATCTACGACCCGGACATCGACACGGTCCACGTCACCCCCGTAGCCGACCTCATCGACCATCCACTCACCGCGGACTGCGCCTGCAAACCCGCGTGTGAACCGGTTGAGCATGAGGACGGGTCGGTGGGCTGGTTGTACGTCCACCGCAGCGCCGACGGGCGCGAACAGGCCGAATGAGGCCCAGGCCATGCCGCCGCTGTCGATCCTCGACCGCTGCAAACTCGTCGGCGCCCGCCTCAAGGAGGCCAAGGCCAGCGGCGACCTGACCGCCGAACTCGCGCTGCAGATCCGGCTCGACCAACTGCTTGACCAGCTCCACCGCGAATCCGCCCAACGGAAGGACGACTGATGGCCCACGCACTGCCCGACAATTCCGGGCCCACCATCCTGCAAGCGACCTTCTGGGCGGACGCTCTCGAACGCATCGTGTCCACTGCCGGCGCATCCGCGCTGACAGCAATTCCAGTCGCCGCGCCCTACGCCGACGGTATCGACCTGCGCGCCGTTGCCATCGGATTCGGTGGCGGCGCACTCGTCGAATTCCTCCGCTGCCTGGCCGCCTCGGGACGCGGCAACACGGGCACCGCCAGCATGCTCCGGGCCACCCGCTCAGGAGCAGCGCCGAAGCTCGCGCGGTTCATGGGCCGCGGCCAGTGACCATCGCGGAGCTGGCCAGCGCGCTACCCAACAATTGGCCGGCCCTCGGGGGACTCGTCACCATCCTCGGCTACATGATCCTGCGGGACCGGCGCCGAGAGCCGCTCGAGCGCCGCCGCGACGAACAGCTGTCTGAGGTTCATGAGCAGACGGTGAACAGCCACCCGCCTGAAGGCAACAACCTGCGCGACGACCTCGACAAATCGATCAGCGTGGGCGAGTCCGCCGCGGCCAGCGGCGCGGTGACGGTGCGGATGCTCAACGCCTTCCGTGACGAGGTCCGCGATGCCTTCAAGGAGGCCCGCAAGGATATCGGCGGGATCCGCGAAGAACTGCGCGACGAACGCCGTGAACGCGCCGCCGAGGACCGGCGCATCGAAGCCGCCAAGAACCGGCGCGACGAAGGCTGACCCGTGCGGCCCGCCGACCGTGCCTGGCTAGTCCTGGCCACCGGCGTTGTGGCGTACGACCTCGCGGCGCCGGACGGCGAGACCCTCTCTGAAGGCGCCGACCGCTACCTACTGGCCCACCGGTGGCTGACGCGCGGCGCCGCGTTCGTTGTCACGCTGCACTGCTGCAACCTGTTTCCGATCGCATTCGATCCGCTGCACCACCTGTTCGCATTACTGCGCCGCTGGCGCTGACCCCCATGGCAGCCCCCCGCTCGTCGAGCCACGCCCCTCTCCGTCGGCTCCGAGCGGGGGGCGTTCGTGCGCTCAGCCTGCGATCGGACGATACGGAGAATCGAGAGCCTCGCCGGCGTCTCGTGCGATCTCCACGTCCGCGTCATGATCGCTTTGACAGTCCTCGCACATCGACCCGACGCGACCGGAGTATTCGACGAGACTGTGTCCATCTGACAAAAAACTGCATCGGCAATCGACGCAGACCGCGAGCGCCAGCTCCGGGCGGTGATCCGCTTCGGCGAGAATCGCCCGCGCAAAGCCCTCCGCATCAGACTGGGTGTTGCCAATGGACTGCGCTGACATCCCCGTCTCTGAATCGAGCACCTTCACCAGGAACATGTGGCCGAATGCTCCGGCGGGCTGGATGTCGACGACTTGGACGTTCGCTACGGTCACAAGACGCCCCGCCAGGTGATCACGAATCTCCTCCTGTGCCCGCACTGACCTCAGGCATACGCCGCAGCCGCCCTCGCAACCTCCTGGGCGCGACCGCGCATATGCCCGATCTCGTCGGACGGCGCGCGCATCCACTCCTCGATCAAGTCGACCAGCAATCGATCCAGCTGATCAAGGTCCGTGTCGCTGATCATGCCGGGGTCTCTGCGGGAGGCTCAGCCTTGACCGCACCGTCGCACCCGCCCACCGGTGCCGGGGCACCGTCCAGCATGCACTCTGGCTTCGACCCCCAACCACTACCGTTCAGCTGATGCCAGTACGTGCCGTCGGGGTAGTGCTCGCCGTCGCAGAATCCGACGATGAAGCCGCCCATGCCGCCGGCGCAGCTGCGGTGCATCGGGTCGGGGTAGTGCGGGTCGGCCCACGGGGGATCGGCCAGGGCCGGGGCGGCGGTCGCCAGGACGGCAGCCATGGTGGCGAAAAGTGCTGCGGCCCAGCGCTTCATAACGTCAACCCTTCTGTGGTGGTGAAGTCTTGCGCGGACTTGGTGCTGAAAAATTCCACGACCGCGCTGGTGGCGACCTCCGCGACTTCGGGCGCGCCCTGCGGGCGTTGTCGCTCGATCTCTACTTTGATCGCATGGGCCAGCTCGGCGCGGACCGTTTCCTCGTACGCCTTATGGCCGGCGACGATGCGCCTCTCAGCGAAGCGCTGGAGGGTTTCCGACTCGCGCGCCTGCGCCCTCATCAGCGCGCGATAGTGCGCTGGCCCTTCTCTGTGGAATCTCCGCAGGTCCGCGCCGATATCGTGAGCAGGATTGGACCACGGCGGCTCGAATTGCGTCATGGCCTCCCGCTCCTTGCTCGCATCGGCTCGGTCCATGACCAGTGATCGGCGGCGCGTCTGCGGGCTGGACGGAGCGCGTGGCCGCTGGCCGAATCGCGTGGCGGTCTCGCCGGAAGCGCGAGGCCGCGCGGTAGCGAGGGTATCGCCGACGGCAGCACCATAATCCGCTGGTGCTCCCAGTCGGCCCGGGCGGCCAGTGCGCGCCGTCGCCGATGCTCACGGTCGACGACGTACACCACGGCACCGAGCGCCATGACGGCCAGCAGCCAGGGATGGTCGACGATGATGGCGAGGCTCAGCACCGAGACCAGGGTTGCGAACGTCACCGCGGCGGCCGGGTGGCGGTCCGCCCAGGTGCCGTGCGAACAGTGCGACTCCAGGCCGCAGCGCAAGCAGGTGTAGGTGGCCATGTCAGCTCCTCTCGTTGACATCGTCGCACCCGGTGCTGGCATCACGTGACGTTTCGAGCTGGGGCAGCCCTTCATGCCGATAGCCGGCCAGGTAGCAGCCCATCCCGTGGCGGATGTAAGCGACGGTCATGCCGTCGTAGAGACCGTCTGGATGGAGGAGCATGTGCTCCATCCAGTCCCAGACTGCGAGGCGCTCCTCGTCCGTCTCGGGCCGTGGTGAAACGTTCACCACGCCGTCCGGTTTCCGCAGGTCGCTTGAAGTCGCGACAGGTCCACCGGTCGAATCACACCGTTGTGTTTCCGCAGGTAAACCGGCATATCCAGCGTTTTCGCTAGGGGTTCGAGTCCCCTTAGCTCCACT